ATGGTGTGATAAAAGGGAATCGAACCCTTATTCGTGGATTCACAGTCCACTGCGTTACCATTACGCCATTATCACCATATAAATAAGGGATTACCCCTTTTAAATTGGAAGTATAGGCGAGAATTGAACTCGCACTCTCACATTGGCAATGTGAAGTTCTACCATTAAACTACTACACCATATGGAAGGGATAGTCGGCAACGGTCCGACAACACCGACTTGGAAGGCCGGTATTTTGCCAATTAAACTATATCCCCATATTTTAAATGGTCAGGGTGAGAGGTTTCGAACCTCTGCTCAAAGCGTCCAAGGCTTTGCGACTACCATTATCATACACCCTGATAATATGGCCCACCCTAGTATACATTGTTAAGAGGTCTTGGTGGGAGCTATTTTTTTCTGGAGGAAGGTGTGGGGCTCGAACCCACAAAACACCCTTTCGAATGTTCGCCAGTTTTCAAGACTGGTGCAATTGTCCATTTCTGCCAACCTTCCATTGGCGGGATAGCTAGGATTCGAACCTGGACACTCTTGATTAACAGTCAAGTGCTCTACCAGTTGTAGCTACTATCCCTTATGGCCAAGGCGGAAAGAATCGAACTCTCATCAATGGGTTTGGAAGCCATTGTTTTACCATTAAACTACACCCTGTTATTAATATAGTGCATCTCGTCGGTCTGGGCGTGAAAATGTTTCATTTCTTCAATTAATTTCGCTTATTCTATTTTCCTGCGATGCACTATAAGATGAAACTTTTGAAAGGATAAAGTACTGGAACCTACAACACCATGCTTGCAGGCAGACGCTACTCTCAATTGAGCTACACTTCAATTTCTAACCAATTATTTGGGTAATCTATTGGAGACCTATTAAATGAGTAATATAATGCTTTATAATATTTATTATTATACTTTACAATATCATTTTTTTGATAAGTATTATATCTAAAATAATCTTCACCTAGCCTTTGCCAAGCGTTTGAGTTACTTCCTGGTTCTACTCCATTAGCTCCTTCGTGTCTAACTAACCATTCATAATTGTTATGGATTACAATATCTCCTTCATAGTATGTATTATATGACCTATAGTAATCTGTAATCTCTACCACTGGTCCATAAGGAACTACATAATTTAAATTTATTGTCCCATCTGAGTTTAAAAACAAACTCGGATTAAACCAATTCTTTACTTCAAATATCATATTGTCAAATATAAAAAAGTCTCCTATACCATAGTCATTATTTTCATCAAACTGTGATATATTCAAATTGAATACTCCTACTTCAAAGGATATTTGTTTTATTTGTTTCTTTATATCAAAAGCAAATATTGTGGCCATACTTACAATAAGTGTTAACAATACTGTAAGTATGGTTTTAAACATAGTTTTCATGATTACAAATTATTAATCTACTGTTACATTAATTGTAATAGTAACTGTTTTTAAAGTTCCTATCACTGAAGTATAGTCAGTATCAACAGGTAGGTTTTTAAACTTAATTGTTATTACAAGGTCTAAATAAGAGTCCAATCCTTCATCTAAATCTGCCTTAATAGTATCAAAGTTAGTTTCTATCTCAAATAGTGAGCTGTCTGGATTATCAATTGTTAGGACTGTATCTAAAACTACGCCTTCTTTGGGGTTGTCTAATTTAACTTTAAAAGTATATACTAACTCGTAAGTATCATCATCTCCCTTTATAGCTCCATTTGGTATTAATTTTTTCCCATCATGGTCTGCATCTAACTCTCCATCTTCAAGTGTTAATACTACAGGCTCACCAACTGGAATGCCAATATGTTTCACTTTAGTAAGAGAGTCCCAGGCAAACACAATTGCTGTGAATAAAATCAGTATCATTATAAAACTAAATATAGATTTAGTTAGTCTGTTTTTGTTGTTTTTTGTTTTCATATTTTTATTTCTCCTTTTATTTAAATTCTTTCGCGCTCTTGCTTCTTGGTTAATCATGGTTACATTGAACATTGGCTCATTGATACCTAGATTAGCGAACTCTTACTACTTCTCAGTATTTAAGCCATTCCAACATATTCTAAAATTCTCTAAGTTCATTATTCCACCTTTTCATTGCTTTCATCATCATCAAAATATTTATTTGCTAACATAACATTAAATGTTGGAATTAGATTTGGAATAATTTTATTAATAGTTTTTACACCAATACCTAATTTAAGATTTTTAGTTATAATATTGAAAAATAGTTCTTTGCACTCTTCTGTGATATTAGTAAATTGATAAAACTTATAATCAATAATATCTTCATCTCGACCTGTATTATTTATTTTAAGATTATCGAGAAATTGTTTTACTGTTCTTTTATCTTCTGGTAGATGTAGGTAAGGATTTAATTTAAAATGAAATTTTTTACTTGCTTTTTTTTCTGATAACCCTGTAATTATATATGGATTATAAACAAAATCTAAATAATATTTAATATCTTCATCATCTTTATATTTTTCAATTATAGATGTTTTATAAATTCGACTATTATCTGCAAGAACTTCATCTACAAATTTTTTAAACTTATATAATGTTTTCATATTTTTCCCTTCTTTCATAAACTTTTAAAAACTGGTGGACCTGGCTGGACTCGAACCAACAACCACCCCGTTATGAGCGGGGAGCTCTGCCGTTAAGCTACAGGTCCTTATGGTGGACAGAGGAGGACTCGAACCTCCAATGCCGTTAGGCGGCAGATTTACAGTCTGCTGTGTTACCAATTACAACTACCCGTCCATATAGATTCTTACCTACCTTAGTAAAGTAGGTAAGAAAATTGTTAACTTTCTTTTTTAAAGTAGAGATAGTAAGAACTACTAGTTATAATATAGAAAATTGAAGAGGTGGGTATGATTAATCATCACCCACATTTATAATAGTATCGAGTTTTTATTCTATGATTAGGAATTTTAGCTTTCTAAGAATCTTAGGTATGTTTTAACACTATCTCTTTCATCTTCATCTAAGTTGTTTATAATAAATGCCATATTATTTATAGTATCTTTTATCTTATGTGATACAAAGGATGCTTCAGAGCTAGCCCCTATGTTATCTACCTCTTTACCATATATACGAATTATATCTCTAGCACTATTACCCCTTAATAATAGTAGTGCTATGTTCTTCTCAGTTAATTCTATTTGTCCTAATTCTTCGTCATTTCCTATATATGTATGCTTACGTGTTCTATAAGGTTTAAAGTCTAATAATTCTATGATTTCGTCCACTATCTTTTTACCTTCTTCTATGTCTTCATCATATATAGCTTTATCACTTACGGACCTAGTATTATAATCTACTTCAGAATCTAGGTATTCTCTATCAGAGTTAGAGTATTTTCTATTTAAACTTGGTTCATTCCTTTTATACTCTCTGCGTTCACGCCTAGACACGTTCCATACGAAGTGACTGTTTAGCATTCTGTATACTATTGGTTCTAATATATCATAATCTGTATTGAAGTAGTTCTTCCTAAATAAGCCTAGAGCATATAGAGCTGCTTCTTGTGTAAAGTCTTCTTCTGTATAGGAAGTATTATCCCATACTCCAGCTCTCGTCTTACTATTATATATTATTGGAGCAACATTGTAAACAGCAGAAACTAATTCATCTTCAGTCCAACCTCTAATATTTTCATAGTTATGTTCACCTGGTTCTGCCGTGTTCTTATGTGCTATCCTATAACCACCGAGTTCTTCTGTCTTTCTAGTTTCATCATATTCTAATGGTTCTAAGTTTATTTTACTACCAGGAACTGCTGGTCTAGTTATTGGTTCTGACCGAAATGTACTATCCTTTGTACCTGTAAATCTTTCAGTTAATGGCACTTGTTCTTCTTCGTCATAATATGCAGTTTGTTCTGTTTCAAACACTGTTCCATCAAATTCAAATACAACATAATTATTATCGTCTAACTTTGTAGAATAATCTACTGGTGTATCATAAACCTTGAATGAGCAGTCTGGACCAAAGGCTATAATAGATTCTTGACCAAACCATTCATTAGCATTTTCTACTAATTCACGAGCTATATATTCATCTCCAAATATAAAGTAACTGTTTGGATTAGATACACCTTGGTAATATTCAGGAGCCTTTATATAGTCTAAGTTGAGCGCATCTAAGTATTCTTTTAAGAATATAATTGATTGTGCTTGTGCTTCTTCTACAGCTGGGGCATCATAAAATCTAGTTACTTTATTAAGTATATTAATATCTGAGGTGTCAATATCTGTAGACATAGCAATAGTAAAATTACCATCTGCTCTATTATTAACCAACTTATCCATATCGCTGATTACATCATAGACAGGTTTCTTCATCCCTTTATTATTCATATGTTATTTCACTACCCCTTTAAATACTATTTTTTTATCTATTCTATAAGGTTTATTTAATCTTGATTCTTTTCTAATATTAGATTTAGCTAGTCTAATTATACCTCGTTGAATAGGTTGAACTACTTCTGTTCCCTCAGTCGGTTGGTCTAATCTTTCTCTACTAACTATCCAGAAGTTTCTATCATGATTTTCTGCTAATACAAAGTATCTGCGTCCATCTTTAATGAATGAATCTAATAGTTGTGTATCTCTATTCTTTCTAATATTCTCACCTAGCTTGGATATTGTTTGCTTAGCAATATTCTTAGACTTAGGGAATGCATTATAAATCTTCTTATTATCTACTTCAACAACTAATACAGTTTTATCTTTGTTAAGGTACTTGAACTTTGTATTTGCTTTTAATACCTCAGTTGCTTCTACCTTTATTTTATTAGCTAGAGTATTAAGAGATTTACTTACATTAGTAAACTTCTTATATGCTTTAGCGTTCTCTGTTATCTCTTCAAAGTCTTCAGCAGGTGTATCCATTTCCATATCACCAAAGTCAAAATCATCGGAGTCTCCACCAAAGTCATCTGAGCTTGGTAATTCACTACCAAAAGAGTCTTCTTCTTCTTTCTCTTCTTCTACAATGTCTTCTCCAACCAATTCAAAAGCTTTGGTAAAGTTACCTGTAGATAAATATGTAGTTTTTATTATATCAGCGAATTTACTACTATCAGTACTAAAACCATATACCTCTGCATAGAGCGCTAGGTTTATATTAAAGTCACTTAACATAGTTTTACTAATTTCTTTATTATCTACTTCTTTTATGTCTTCATATATCTTACTTACATTCTCCGGTACAACTATAGCTAGTTTATCACCTTGTTGTAGTACTACTATTTTAACTAGTAGTTCTCCGTTAATAACAGCTGGGATTTGCTTATACATTACTTTTAATGGTAAGTTATTGTAGTTAGTGTCATCACTTTCTACAAGACCTACTTTAGTTACAGTGTCTAATAAAGTTTCACTGTTCTTTATCTCTAAGTCAGATAAAGCTTTAACTAGTTGTGCATAAGAATCTATTGTATCCTTTGACTCTATGTTACGTAAACTAGTAGGAGAATTTTCGACTAGTATAAGTATTTTGTTTTTATTTTTTTTATCCATTAAGTTTCCCCCTAATAAGCACTTTCACTAAATTCTATATCTATATATTTTTTAACATTATCATCTAATACTTTGTTTAGTTTTTCAACATCTTTTGTATATAGTGTTTCTAAGAATCCAGAACCTGTGAATGCTTTCTTATCTATAATTCTAACTTTAGCTGGTATAATTAAACTACTAAGCGCTCTACAGCTTGCAAGTGAGCCTTCTGCTAAAATTTCTAGTTTTGCAGGAAGTTCTACACTTCTTACAGCTGACATCCTAAAACAATTCATAGGTAGAAGTTTTATATTTGTGTCTTTTAAATATACATTTCTTAACTTAGTTTCTTCGAATTGGCCTTGCTTTAGTTCTGTGAATGAGCTAGGCAAACGTAGGCTTACTATATTATTTGGAAATTCACCAATTAAGGCAGTTATACCTTCTGGGATGTCAAAGTCACTTCCTACATTAGCATCTTTTAAGAACTTAAGTCTACTATTAAATACATATATATTTTCATCTCTATAGTCTAGTGGTCGTCTTATAAATTCATCTTCTTCAAAATTCTCACGCCTAGTCCTAAGTCTTTCAGTTAATGGTTTACTTGGAACATCAAATACATCTTCTGGGAACATTTCAAGTGCCTTAGGTTTCTTAACAATATATTCATTACCATCTATAAATACACCAAACTTTATTTTACCCTTTAAGCCAGCATTTTCAAAAGCGTCCATGTGAATATGTCTAAGTCCATTATAAGCCCTTATAATAGTTAAGTTAGGGCAGTTAATAAATGCATTTTCATCTATGTATTGTAATGTATATGGTAGTACTAGTTCTCTAAGTTTTGTTTTGTCTTTAAATGCTTCACTTTCAATAATACGTATACCTTGAGGTAATACTACAAATTCTTCATTACCATTATATCTTTCCAAACTTACACCATCTTTTTTAAATTCTTCAGCACCTGAGTTAATCTCTAATGCAGTATAGGCATATGTTGGAGGAGTTATTAGTTTAGTATGTTTAACTCCATGATAGGGGCGGTTTGAAAAACTGTGAAATCCGATATTACCGTGACCATCACTTTCAGGTGCGTCTGGTGATAATAAATATATCTCTCCAAGTTGGTCTCTTATTTTTTGCCTATCAAGAGGGTCCATACTTACTAAATCACTAAAGGTTGCATTTTCCCCTTTAGGGTGAATCCTCTTTATATTATCTAATACTATCTTTGCTGGGTTATGCTTTGAGAAGGTTACTAACCACTTATTACTACTACTATGTCTCTGATTTGTAAAAGCATATTGACCAGCTAGATTACACCAGTTTGTAGTGAAATAAGATTCTACATTTTCAGCCCCACGTGCTTTTTTAAACTCTTCGATAAGTGGGTCATCTGCATCCTTCCAGCTTGTCATATAGAAGGTCTTAATCTCTGAACCTCCAGAAGCAGTATCTGCCCATTTATCTAAGAGAAATGTTATCCAGTTTTCATCTTCACCAACTTTTAAATGGTCCCACTTAGTTGAACTAAGTAGTGCGTCGTTTATAACCTTTTTATTTTCAACCTCGTTAGAAGGTACTAACTCAATGCTATCTTCTTCGTCTTCTTTTATAGCTATCTCAAACTCATTTAATAGTTTATTATTATTAAGTAGAGTTAGTAAAATTTCATAAAATAGCTTAGGTTTATTAACATAACTTTGTGGACTTTTAAATGTATTCCTAATACTCGCTGGAATTTTATTATCCTTAAATGAATAGTTAAGTGTGTCGTAATTCTTTAATCTATTTGACTCTAATAGGCCTAGCTTCTTTAAAGCTGCATAGAAGCCTACATAATAACTAGCTTCATCTTCTGTTAAACCAACTGAATCGATAAGCTTTTGTTTAATAACATCAATTGATTCTTTATCTCTTTTTGTTAATTGTACTACCTCGTCTAATCTACTAAGCTTTCTTCTATCAATCTTTTTTCCCATGTTAAATACCGAATCTGCTTTCCTCATGTTCTAACTTATTGCCTAAATGTTTTAGTTCTGTTTTTGTTGGCTTACTTAAATCTTTAAAAACTTTTAAATCCTGCGGAGTTAGTACAGTTCTCGCAGTATAATACTCAGTCTCATTTGGCATTTCTCTTCTGACGTAATACTGATTACCAGCTTTTTCTAAATAATATACTGAATCTTTATTTTTTACGCTTAGAATGTCAGCACTCTTATTTTCTAGTACTAATATTTTTAATAATGGGAAAAGCATTTTATTAATAATTGTTTTATTTTTATTCTTATATTTTCCCTCTGTTAATAGTTTAGGAGCACTTTCCGCACCAAAAGTATTAACAATAATGTCTGCCATTCTTTCATATTGTTCACGTGTTATTTTTTTCATATATTAGTTCCACCATCCTTTTGTATTTATTTTCTTAGTGCTAGTTAATTTTAAGTCAGGTTTAACTGGACCTTTTTCATGTATGTCTACAGTAGTATTCTTAGTATCTAACTTAGTCTCATCTTGGTCTATTTCAATACCATCATTATCATCATTATCACCATTCATTAATCTCTCCACAATTGCTATGTATGGTGCTGCTTCATCTGCTGATGCATATTGTTCAATAATATTGCCATCGGCTAAGAAGTCTTTAATTAATCCATACATGAATATTGAACTTGCTTGAGCCTTATAGTCGTCTGCATTTTCAATATTTATTTCTGCTTCTTGGTATCCATCTTCTGTTTGACCATGCAACCTTTCAGGATTGCCTGTTCTTATTACCCTATCACATATTTCCATCTGTCTATTTGCAGACTGCATAAATTGGTGTGGTGTTACGTTTTCATAATTTGGTGTTTGTGATATTATCATTGCTAACACTTCAAAGTCAGCTAATGAAACACGTTCAACAAAGTCACTCATGTTAAATGCCATTTAATCATCTCCTTTAATTCCACCAACTATTGGTGTTTATTTTTTTCATATTTGATATTTTTAACTCAGGTTTAACTGGTCCTGCTTTGTGTATAGTATCATCTAAATCTTCGTCTAACATTATGTCTACTAGTGCATCTGTAAGGGCTTTATTACTTATTACCCCGTGAATATCACTGAAGTAAGTAGGTATGTCATTCATGCTTTCTATGAAGTCAAGTAGTAAGTACATATAATCGTTCATGTATGTCTCACTGATAGTAATTCTTTCTGTAGTATACATGTCTCCGTCATATATGTAATCTCTAAGTAATATATAGAAGTATAGACAATATCCATCATTGTATATATCTTCTACGTTATAATGGTTCAAGTCTACAATATCTATTGAACCGTCCCTAATCATTTCGATTGAGCCTGAGTAATTATTTAGGTCTATGGATATTTGATTACTAGCAATACTCTTTATTTTATTAACTGTATATTTGTCAAACAGATTATAATATTCTAGTGATTTGACTATATCAAAAAATTCTTCTTGGTATATATTATCTAATAGATAATTTATGTCAAATGGTTTAGGCATTAGTCCCACCACCCTTTTATATTTAATTTTTTAGTAGTTGACAATTTTAGATTAGGTTTAACTAGTCCTTCTTTGTGAGAATTCTCGTCGTCTACTTTTCTTGGATTACGTTTAATATAAGTTTCAATGGTTGTAAACAATTCTTGTAAGTCCGGGGATGTTTCTACTTCTACTCTATCTTTTATATACATATATATGTCTTCCACGTGTGAATCTATTAATTCCCTATTATTTAAAGTAGTATCCGGTTGTCTTGTATACATATCCCCGCCATTTAAATAATCTATGACAAACATATACATCATATAAATTAACATTTGTTTGTATAGGTCATCAAGTCTATCAATAGTAATTCCTGTGGTCTGTATTCCACTTCTAGTGAATGTTCTAATATTTCCAGTTTCTCTTTTGACTAATAGTTCTGGGTTAGACATAACTGCAGCTAATTTGTTTAGGTTTTGGGCGGAAATTTCCAGTATAACTTCTATATCAAAGCGAGGTAGAATTCCGTCCTTCTCTATTTTGTAAATCTCTTTACAAAAGTTTATACGACCGACTTCATCCATGAATTCTTGATAGAAGTGACTAATATGTTGCATTAATCCCACCACCCTCAGTTAAAGTTTTACTAAATTCGTGCAATATTTACCTCCTAATAATAAAAGTCTTACTTAATCTTGTATAAACAAGACCTAAGTAAGACAGCGTGTTCTGTATATGGCACTTGTTTAATACCTATGTAATTATAATGATAGATTTCTTAAGAGCTCTATCTGCTCTAATTGTTCTTTAGTATACTTAGATTGTTGTACTACAGGTTCAGTAGGTTTAACTTCTTTAAGTTTTCTTTGCTGTTCTGCAGCTTTCTTTGCTTTACGCTCTGCAGCTTTCTTAGCTTTAGCTTCTCTCATACGTTGTGCCTGTAATACTAATTGCTCTTCTCTAGTTAGTTCTTTAGGTTCTTCTATGTCAAATAGTTTAAAGTTATCTCTAATATTATTTATAACTAGTTGGTTAATATTAGAAGTATCCCAAACTGTCTTAAGCAAGGTTTGTGCTGAATATACTGTTTTAATATGCCTGGTATCTTTAACCAAGTCTTCTGTTGCTTCAAAGAAGAATTTAAATAAATCTGTATTAGTGAACTTACGCTTATTTTTTGCTGCAGTTACTATGTGATTAATTATTCTTTCTTTATTTGGTGATTCTAAAATATACTCTATTAATCTTGTTCTAACTATTTGTATGTTTATATACTGTTTATTTAACAGTTCTTTAATGTCTTCTCTTGTCATAACTTATCCTATACTATTATTGTACGCTATCGTCTAGCCAATAATACTCCTTTTGTTTTTAATTCTTCTTCTAATTCTGAAATACGTGAGTTAGCGCTCTCTAATAAGTCTGCAGCATTTGTTGTAGCTGGGTTCGATGCAACAACATATTTTCCGCGTGATTGTGCCATCTGTCTTTTGCACAGTGCTACACTGTAATCAACTAAGAATCTAATCCAAGCACCCTCGTTAATGTTTTCTATAGAAACAACTTGAGGAATATACTCTACAGTAACACTACTAAAATACTTATCAACGTAGAGCTTGTCTCCAATAACTCTAGCGTTTCTTCCTAACATGCTATCTAGTTGTGATACTCTATTAATCATATTAGCATATGCATTAAGTTGACCATCCAGTCCTAAGTTATTATTTATGTATATAGAACCTAGACCTAATAATGCTGCATCAACATTCATGATACCTGTAGTTGGATATACTGCTACTACTACTGGAATACCATTAGGGTCTAAATCTTTTAATTCAATAAAACCACCTGAACCAGTTGTTCTGTTTAAGTCTACTGTTTTATATGTTGTATAGTTCCATGAATCAGAGGACAATGCTAGTGCTCTATCTATATTTCTTTTAATTACATCATCGGATATCTCTAAGTTTACTATACCCGCCTGTAAATCATCTTTTACATATTGTATTAATGTCTGTTCATTTATTAAAGCCATTGATACCTCCTTAAAGTAGTAATAAGCTTATACTTTTAACCTGTCTAGTAAATTATTTTTGATTAAATTTAATTAGTTTATGTAACTAAGTTATTTGATTAGATGATATCTCGAAACGAAAGTGTAAGGATATCATCTGCTTGCTGGCTTACGCGTAGTGTAACGAAGTCTCAGCCCGCAAGATATTTGTTAACTATATAAGCTGATGCTAGAACATTTTAAATAACTTAATAAACTAAATTGCAATATTGATTGCCGTAACGCCTTCGCGTAGTCTACAACGAAGCGGAGGCACGAATGCACGAGTTTGGACGAGTTGCATTCGACCAGGAGGTGGCTTATACGAAAGTATAAGACTAATACTGGTTAGGCATAGGTAAATATTTTGTTAACTGTATAAACTAAGTGCTAGAACACTCTACATAATATAATATACTTTTTGCTTGTTTTAACTATATTTTAATGATATCTGTCTTAAAGTAGACTTCGTTTTTACCAAACTCATCTTTACCAGACGCAATAGTAACATTAATGACAGCTGGTTGAACGTCAGTTAGTCTATAACCTTTGTCTTCAGCATATCCCCCATACTTTAAAAATGCATTTGCATTATAATATGTTCTTCTTGCTCTAGTCATATTACCTCTTTCAGATATAATATATACATCATCATTGAAGCTTATATGGTTATGAGTATGACTTCTTACATATAAGTTAGCATTTGCTACAACTGCTGACATCTCTTGGAGTGCGTTAGCTGACGAACCAACTTTACGTCCTCCACCATAAGCTCCGTGCATTCCAAAGATTTTAAAGTGACTAGCTTTTTTGTTATCACCTTTATATCTCATCTTGATATCAATGTAGTATGCTTCGCTAGCATATCTATCAGTTAGTCCTAATACTTTGGCTACATATCTTAAAGGGTTTATACCAGTAAGTCTGTATGTTCTATTCTCATGATTGCCTGGTGCAAATGCTATAATTTTTTCTTTAATTGGGAATAATAATTCTACTGCTAAGTCTTGTTGTTGTTCCATAGTAAGCGCTTCTGCTACCTGGTCAGACTTAGAACCTGGAATAGCATTATTCATAATGTCTCCGTTTACTATTGCATAGCAGTCTTCTGTATTTTTAATATAGTCTATTGTTTTTTTAATTAGTGGTAAGTCGCAAAGCTTATCACCTAAGTGTAAATCTCCTAAAACAACAATTTTAATTTGCTGTTTATCTCCAAAATCATATTTCTTAATTAACATCTCTTATATCCTTCTCCTTATTAATTCCATTTTGTTTTCTGAGTACTTGTATATAACTGCCAAAGGTTTTTCTCTTTAAGAAATTCTATGAACTCATTTATGGAATTGTCAACTAATTTCTTTAACTCCTCCTTATTTGGCCTAGTCTTCGGAATAACTTTAAAGGTTATATCCTGTGGATTGTTTGTCATTGTAGGTGATACTGCTAATAGATAATAGAACATTTCCTTATCCTCGTCTAACATGAAGTAGTATAAGTGTTGAACTGTTATATCATCATTATAACTATCAGGTCCAGCTTTATTAACTCGCTTAATATCGTAGATGATTTTCCTACTATCATCAACCGCGTCTCGCTTACCTGATAAATATATATTAAAATCTTCCATCTCTATAAGTAAGTTCTTCCAAGTATCTCTAGGTAAGTCTTTTACTAGGGTTGACATCTTACCATGTTTACCTTCGAATACCTCATCTTCATAAGCTAGTCCTCTTTCAAAGTATTTATTACTTTCGAACTTACCTTCTAAGTAGTTTATAACGCTTTGTAAGTTTTTCTGAGTTGGGTTTTGCTTATAATATAAATAACTATTTACTAATGATGGTGAAAGCTTATATGTTGGTTTCTTTTTTTGCTCTAATATTTCATCTAAGTTAAAGTTTTCATTCATCTTTTTTATCCTCTCCTTTTGTATCTTCTACAAATGGGTTGAACTCAAGGTTTTCAGCTGTATATTCAGCCTCTGTCGCTTCTTTACCTATGTCTAGAACATTCTTCTTACTGAACTTTTCAAAGTGCGTTAGAATACGATTTACTATTACATCAATTTCAAAGTCTAACTCTAATCTATTAACCTTTACTACTTCTTTAAGTATATCTGCGATTTCCAGAGTAGCATAGTTCTCTGCTGATTCTCTATCAAGGTCAATATATTCTATATACTCATCAGATAATGTTTTAACCCTCTTTACAAGATAGTCTACTGAATTACCTAACATGTACATATCTGCTAATAGCATTGGTATAATTCCGATTGTTTGTACAAAGTTTCTACTAGTTAGACTTCTTAATATTCCTTTTATTTGAATAATCATATCATTTTTAATATCAGAATATTTGTATGTACCTAGGTCATCATCCCATATCTTCTTAGCATCTTTTTCAAAGAACTGTTTATAATTTTTAGGAACATCTTTCCAAGGAATATACGTGAATAGTCTGTATAAACCTGTTACTAACATTGGGTCTTTTTTCCAATTGTTAATCTTTTTAAGTATGCTCTTCTTAATTCTCATTTTTACCTCTCTTCTAATATAAACTAATAAATAGCTTTACACATGTTAATAGTATCTTCCTCGCAGTTTATGATTAGCGGGGTACACAGTGCACAATTTATCTCCTTATGATTGCTGCTACAAGTGTGTCTAATGCTTGTTTTATAGCATCTTGCTGACTATCGTTACCACTATTAGCTATAACAAATAAGTCTGTTAGTGCTTGTTCTTGTATATCTGACTTGTCTAAAGATTTGATTGCATTAAATGCTGAACCTACAACTGAGTCAGAAACGTCTTTACTAAGTTCGTTTAAGTGGTCTACTTTGTTTTTAGCTGGATAATATATAACACTGAACAATTCTTTTCTAAACGGCTCATAATCATATATTTTAACTCTCTCTTCATATATCAAGTTAGTAAATGCTAGGTAAGCTTCTGCTGTCCTATCTACTGATTGATAACCTGTAGGAAAACCTAATTCTGCTAACTCTTGTATGAGTTGAGCTGATTGGAATTGGTCAGCTGTGATTAAACCGAACTTTATACCTAGTTCTTGTTTTAGATATACTATAAAGTCCCTTACCTTAGCTAAACTTATTCTATTAGGTTTCTTTGGTGGATTTATCTTTAGCATGAAGTCAAACTCTATTATAGGAATCTTAATCTCATCTTCAACTAAGTAGTTTCCTTCATCATCTAGCCGTTCATATTCTATGTCTCTTTTATATATATTTTTCCAACCTGATATATGACACATAGATATACCCAGGCTGTCATTAGTTAAAGCTAAGTCTAAGTGCATAAATCTTGGCATGTGTTTATTCTTGAATACTATATTTGGTAGTAGATAAGACTTAAGTGGTAGATAACCTGCCTGAGTTGAAATTTGTGTCGTAGATAGTACAATTTCTCGTCTACTAAATGGGTGTTTTAAATTAGGTTCTACTACTTTGTTATATGCTGTATTAGAGTAGAATAGTTTATTAGCTGAGCTAACTGAGAATCCAGCTAAGTCTTGTAGTGCTATAAGTATATCTGATTGAAATGCTTGTCTATGTTCTACTGGTACTTTAATTAATTTAACTTGTACATCTGTTGGAACTAAATCATATGCATCCATAACATCTATATTCATTGTTATTGGTCTCTTGCCGAAGCTTTCTAATAAAAAATTTAAATCTTCTAAGTTGTTAATTATTGTTGGGTCTAGATTATCTCCCCCTGCAAACACTATGAACTTCTTACCTTTATAGTTTTGTGGTTTAACGTCCCATAAGGCAGGAGATACTACCACAGTATGTGGGTCATCTTTAGAACTTTCTATTATCTGGTTTGTAAAAGATGAATTAACAGTCGATGAAGATACAACTATGGAGAAGGAATGGTTAATCCCATCTATAATAAACCTAGACTGACTTCTAGTTACAATCTGTGTATATAATTCAGATACCTTTGTATTCATCTTAAAGTCTGCATCATCTTTTTTGCGACCACTAAAGTAGTTGGCTTCATCAAGGATAGAGCCAAATAAGTTCATACCAATAAAGTGATTCGCGACAGAACCAAATGTAATTAGTAATCTTTCTTGTGGCCAGATTATCATGGAATCTAGCTTATCTTTTCTTTTAAACTTTTCTTTAAAGTAAGGTATCGAGTCAAACCATTCTAGTAGTAGTGAGAACCCTGTATTCATTGCCTGTTCTCTGGTTACAGATAGATATGCAAATGCTATACGTGATACCCCAAATAAATTGAACAGAGCTGCTATATGCTCATAGCAGCTAAGCTCGTAAATCTTTCTAATAATAGCTAAAGTTGCTGCAGTTGTCTTACCAATACCAATAGCACCTGTAAGTACTACTTGATTAATTTTTATAGGTGAATTAAATATTCTTATTATTTCTTCTCTCCAGAATGGATAAATATTTTCAGCATCAGGTCCTACGTAGTAAGGGTCTGTTATCCATTTTTCTATAGGAACAATAGGTCTAATAAGTTTAGCTTTTTGTTTACCTGATGATTTCATCATAGTAAAGGCTGTTCTTATTTCCTCTAGTTCTTCTGCTGTATATAAATCACTTATATCTTTTAATAATAATTCAAACTCTTGGTTAGTTATTTTATCATCTTGTACTTTATTTGCTTGTTTGAATGGTGAATTGTTTTGTGCCAAGCTGCATCAACTCCTTAAAATTTCACTACTATTGTTATTGTCATTGTTTCTGCTGTTAAAGTTTTAGTTTTTGCATATTTCTCTATAAGTATAGGTATTTCTGTATCAGACTCTGTGTAAACTAATGCAACTATGTTATATTCCTCTGTACCAGCTAAATCTACCTCAGCTATTAGCACATTCCAGTAGTATTCATCTTCCGGAACAGTATCAGTTATTTTATATTTTAAACCTGCAATAGTTAAGTCCTCATTAGCTTCAACTTTTCTAGCTAAGACAATGTTATTTTCACTTGGTGTAATGTCAAATTTTTTAACTAGACTATCAAGGTCTGCTAATTTAGTGTCTTTATTTATATTAGCATCTTTGTTGTAAATTTGTAAACTAAGCGTAGCAGTAGCTGGGCTAGATTTAAGCTTAGAAAACATATCTTCTATTATTTTTTTTCTAAATGCATTATTAATGAATACCATGTTTATTCTCCTCCATAGTTATTTAGGATATTTTCTATTGTCTCTTGTTGTAGTACAAAATGTGATTCTCTGTTATTAGCAAGTACTTTTATCTCTATCATAGGCTCTACAGTAGCATTAACAGTTCTGTTATAAGGGTTTGGATAGTAATTAACACTAAACTCGTTGTTATTAACTCCTGAAGGCCCTACAACAATATTGCTTGTACCAAGCGATTGTCCTGAAGCTGGGTCTTTCCAATTAATAGCAAAATTACATGCTAAGCTGAATTTACTTGTATCGTATAGTTGTAGTTGTGGATTTTGCGGATTTATTGATGTTTTAATATTCAGATAACCATATGAATCTGTTTGATAACCTGATTTTCCCTTGCTTAGTATTGTAGTATATGGTTTCAAGTCTTCTTCAATTATTTGTCTAGATGGTATAACAATATAGTTGTGATTGTTAGTTTCTATTATGGTTGTGTCTGTATTTTCATGACCAAAAACGATAACGTATTTACCGAGAACATCAGAGCCATCTATTAGTGGACTTTGTGGTAAATATAATTTCTTAGTTTCACCAGGATTAATTATATTTTCATTTTCAAAAATCATAGGTGTTTCACTTGGTATTTGGCCAAATATGAGTTGGCCTGGTCCATCTTTATCTACTAAGTATTCATAATATTCCTGATATATATAGTAATTTAAGCAATTATTATTAGGATTATGTACTTCTACATAAGGTGTATATCTTTTATTTATATCATCTCCACCATGTTCAACTATTTCAACATTACTGATAACGTCTGGATATTGATAAGCATATGTTCCTGAAACGATGCCATTAATTTCATCATTATATTCAGGAGATACTGAAGAACTAAATGTAAATTTTACAGAATATTCTAGATTTAGTTTATACATAGTACTTGGATTAAGAATTGGATGATACATATGACCACCACTAGTTAATCCATCATATAAATATTTACGTGTTAAGTATTGAGAGCCATTATAAGTCCATGTTTCTAGTATCTCAATACCTACTGGGACATTATTACTTGATGTAATAGCTAAGGTATTATGTAATTCTACTACTGTTGGTGGTGATAATGGTACCTCTCCTAAATATTTGACGTCACTAGCCATTATATACACTTCATCTGAACTGGTGTCATCTCCATTAAAATATGCTTTAACTTTGTACTGCCCATCTCCTATTGGGTATTCTGTAGAGAGTTCAAAGCTAATAGATACGGTACCACTTTTAGTTTGATTGATTGGTATTTCCTTCTGTGGTGCAATAGGAAACGAATTAGTCTTTATTATGTCAATATTAAGTGTTAGTGGTACGAATCTGTTGCTATTTTCGTATGAGATTTCACATTTGTATTTTGCCATTTCTTTTTCCGAGTCATAATCGGTGTATACAGTAATTGCTGTTATTTCAGGAGGTTCTATTGTGCCTAGTTGGATTATATTATTTGTAAGTAGTTGCTCTTCATGACTTATAACCTCGTCGCCTGTCATATTACTAAATAGCTTGTTAGAAATATACTCTATTAAAATATTATAGAATATTCCAGCGGGTCTATAATTCATTAATGTTTTGTATGTTATATTGTCGGTATCTATATTATACATGTCGTAACCATTAGCTGATTCTATAAAGTAGTCAGGGTTAAGTGGGTCACGGATTTTGTTATAGTTATTGAATGAAAAGTCTATTAGTTCTTCTAGTGGTGGTTGGTTTTCTAGCGCTACTACAACTTGACCATTACCATTAGTAATAGTAGATTGCTTAGTTATATTAGTTGTCTCTATTCCTTTGTCTTCTAGCGTTTTATATAAAGTAAAATCTATAATATTCTTTATAGCTGTAGAGGTTCCTCTATCTTTTGTTAAAGGGTAACTATTTAATACTAAGTTTTTAATATTATTATCATCATCTTTGAGTAAGTCTAGTTTTTCGTCCTTAGTTAATCCTTTAAATAGTTTTACATCTAATTCTTCTATAAGTAAGAGTAGTAGTTCTTCGTTAGACTTAACTAATTCATTATTCTTAACCTTATTTATTAGTTCTTCTACACTGTGTGCAGTTGTAAGATTGTTTATAAGCTCCCTGGAGTTACCAATAGCTTTAGCAATTACAGCTAGAAGAGCTAGTAAGTCTTCATTCTCGATTCCATCGTCGTCTACTAAGATTGACTCCGGAAAAGAATTTAATATAAAGTTAAAGACTAGTTTCTCTTCTTCAGTAAAGTTGACTTCAACATATTCTCTTGTTGTATTCATTTAGTAGCTCCTATCTATAATTCAATGTTATCTTTTTTTAGATTTGCATATTGATTATACTCTAATTTTAGCTCAGATAAATTTGCTTCTAATTTAATGGAACCGTTGTTATTATTGAAATACTGATTATAAACACTGTTATTAATAGCTGTACTAATTTGCCCAGTTGTTATTGTGCTCCCTATTGGTAAATTATTAATATAATCAATTAGGAAGTCTTGGAAAGCTTCATTATCTGAAGTATCAAAACCAGTATGAACAGTAATATCTACAGGTATTAATTTGTTAGTAGAATGATTAACTGTAATAGTTATACCAGACATTTTGTGTTTGTCTATTTCGTCTTGAATATCTTCTACTTCTACAGGGGCTAATTCTGTATTGTCTTTCTTAAGTACATATACTCTAACTTCTCCTAATGGAATATCGTTGCCACGACTAGGAAATCCTTCTGTGTCAAATTGTTTATCTATAACTAAGCATCTATTAACATCTTGTACATGACTTTGTATATTAAGTACAAAGTTCTTAATATCGTCTTGTGTGATTAGTAAGTCTGAGCTAGCATAGTAATACTTAAAGTCTTCTTTTATCTCTTCTGCTGTCAGAGGGTCTGACCCGTTAAAGAATACTTGTGTTGGAACTAACATCCTATCTATTAATTCAGATTCTTCTGAATTTTCTGGTAATGCTTTATTTATGTTACTAGGTGTAGATTCTAATCTTCCTGTTGTAACTACATAGTATAATAACGCTTCTCTATCATTGTACTGTTCTAAGTCTAAATCTTTATGAAACCTAATATAAGTTATACCTTGTGGGTCTACGTTTAGTTCATATACATTGAAATCATCTGAACTATTATATCTATATAAGCTATCTACTTCTTTTAATTCTATATCTTCATCAATTGTATGTTTTAGAATTATCTTTGATAGGGGTTTGTTCTGATATGTTGAACCTATAGCTATACTAGGAGATGGTAGCACATACGTTTTATTTATATTATTAACTTGTGATAAGTTTATCTCTGTATTATAAAGTGTTCCTTGAAATAATTGGATAGTGTCTTCAGACGTTATTTGTCTGTCTTGGTCAATATATACCCAAGGTATTCTGTTATTATCTAATAGTTGTGTACCAAACTCTAAAAATGCCTGACCTTCTAGTAGCTTAAATTCTGCCATACCCGCTTTAAATGATTGTATTTTGTATCCAAAGGAATTGGCTATCCTAACAATAGACTGTCTTTCTTTAGCTGTAGACATAAACCCTTCTAATGTTCTATAGTCTAACATATAGTTAAGCATGTCTTTATGTGCTGCAAAGATGGACATAAGTATCATAATTATATCTGTCTCTGCTAAGTTATCCCAAGATGTATCTATGCTATTTTCCCCAACAAACATATCCCTAAATTCTTGTAATATGCTTTCATATGTCTGGTTAGTTAGAGATATATTATTGTATATTTTATTTTTTAATTTACTCACCTGTTGACCTCCTTAGTTTGAAACAGTTAGTGGTACTGTTATTGGTGTATTTCTATTTGCTATTGATGCTACAACTAAGTCTATTTTAATTCCACCTAGTTCATCATCAAATCTCATGTTTATACTTATAGGAACCACTTTACCGTATTTACGGAGTGTAATTTCTATATCTGTTTTAATTAAGTTGAATGTTGCTGTTCTATTTGTTAAATGTAGATATTTATTTAGATTAACTCCTATTTCATTACCAAAGAATAGAGAGTATTTATCTAAGTTAAATAACATCTGCAGTTCTTGCTTAATGAGTTCATTACCACTTATTAAGTTAGTCTTACCTGTATCTTCATTTACCAAGTTCCTATAATTTGTTCCTGTTGCCATCGCTAATCCCTCCCGTAGGTTTCATCAAAATTTGGATTGTCTATTGGGTTGAACTTAGAGTTATGTCTAAGTAGTACTTTAGTACCTGTAATATATACTACACCATCATCAAAATTAAAGAAAGTATAACCTTTTATCTCGTCTTTATTTTTTGCTAGTTGTAGTACTACCATATCTAGTATGTCTTCCACTGTTACTTTGTATAATATTTTTTCATATTCCAATGTTTTAACGAATTTATCTATGTCAGTATTAAGAACTAGGTGTGGCTCATCTCCATTTAACTCTGTGTATTCAACAGCTAATTTTTTTATAATTTTTAGATTATGTTCAAATGCTTTACTATTAAGTATGAGTGTACTAAGTTTTTTAATATCTCTAAGTGTAGAATTACTAGTCATAGAACTGATTATATCATTAGGTTCAATGTCTGATATGGTAGCTAACTCAAGTAGTTCGTCTCTAATATCCTTACCTATGTCTTCTGCTAAAGGGGATGTTAATAGAAATTTTTCTGTGCCTAAACTTAATTCTTCATGTACTACATCTAGCACTATTTTACTTGGATTATATGTTACGTGTTCAGTTTTAGATGGTCTATTCTTAGATGGTCTATTCATCGTGAGCCTCCTAAAATTACTTGCCTAAAGTTAACTCCTATAGAACTTCTGTTTATTGGGTCATCATGTGCAATATTTACAATAATTGTGTCAGCTTCTGGTATGTATCCAAAAGCTGATATAGCCTGTTCATTTTGAAAGTTTATTGTACGTTCTATTATATCATACACAAATTCTTTTGTTATATTAGCTACAGGGCCCATACTATCTGTTTCAATATAGTATATATCAACAATTTTTTCTTTACTTATAAATTTTTCTATTGCAGTATCTAATTGTAGTTTTTTAGATTTGTACCACTTAGAATTTATTAATGTGTTAAATGGTATAAAGCCATTATTATTAAGCACATAATAATATAATTCTTTAAACGTAAAATTTTGTACTAACTCATGTTTTATATCTGAGCCTAAGTGGTCAAACAACCCTGTTTCAAATATAAAGCTTTCAGGTGTTGTATAACCTTCTGCTAAGGCCTTTGGTAACACATGGTTTTGTGATATTTGAATTATTGTTTGAATTATCATATTTACCCGTCCTTTTCCTATTCAGTTACTACCTTATATAGTTAACTTTGTTTATATAACAGCTATCATATTATGATAGTATATAGTTTGTTGTTTATGATTATAGAGAGTTATAGTCGTCGAATACTTTTAGTAACCAATAAGGTGAGACTGATATAATCCTATCTTCAAAATCAAAAGTAATTACTGATAGCCCTAGTATGCTTAAGTATGGTTTGCCGCGAGATATAATATCTCTGTTTCTTATATCTGTTAGCTCATTAATAAGTTCTATTATATATTCCCTTGTCAAATCTTCTTTAATCAGGACCCCTGTTGCGGTGAAATTGAATCTTGCATATAACTCCGTACCATGTATTCTGTTTAATCTCTGCTCATTTTCTATGAATAGGTCTATGGCTCTATATAATTCCTTAACTTCTTCTTTAAATAGACCTGACTCTATTACATCAACAAATCTTATGTCTTTTATGAACTCATTTATTATAAGTGCTATATTATCTATACTAAATGTTTCTACTAAGTCATCTTTAATATCCCTTGGTAAGTTTTTAAATAAACTTGAGTTGTACATAACATCTGAAATATCAGTATAATTATTTTTAATCTCTTCAGCTATCCTATCTCTTACGTCAAAATCAATATCTATATATTTCATAATATACTCCTATGCTAGAGGGTTAGGGAATTTCTTTAGACTTGCTAAGTCTGGTATAAATAATATATCCCCTGCCTTTATATTTAATGGGTCTGCTATATTATTTGCATAACATATAACCCAGTACAAGGAAGCTGAACCGTATAGCTTAGTTGCTATTAAGTCTATACGGTTTTCTTCATATGCAGGTACTACATACATAGGGAAGCTCCCATAAGGAATTATGCCTAAGTCTATAGGGCCCATTGTTGCTTTAATAAGTTTTTCTTGTTCGTCTGCTATTAATAGTTCATCTATATGCTTATACCTAGATAAACTATTAATATTATATGGTACTACGTAATGTGCAAGTATCTCTTTTGAGTTTGGTCTTTTATTTAGATTTTTTAGTTCTTTCTTTGTAATCATTTCTTTAACCAATCCCTACTTGAATATTTATATCCATACTTAGTTGCTGTACCTTCAAACCAAATTGAGTCATAAGGTGGTAATTTCTTATAAGCGTCATACCCTTTTTTCTTATAAATGTGGTTTCTTCTGTGATATCTTAAGGCACTACATATACCTACTAAAGGAATCCAGAGAGGCCCTAATATTAAACCTTGTAGTGAGTGGCCATACTCATGTGCTAATGTATGATAATTATCTTTAGCTGCCCTACTTATAATTGTAAATATACCTAAAGATAGACCGCCCCAATTTTGGCCTACAACGATGCAAATCTTTGGTCCAAAGAAGAACACCTCATGTTTAGTTAAAATCAATCCTAGGGCGATTATCGAGCCTATTATGTTAGATAAGCAGTCCCAAGTAAGTGATATAAAATAGTATAAAAATCTTTTCATTATCTATATCTCCATTTACATATATTTTTTTAATTCATTTGGTAGTTGAGGATAGTCTTCATATGTTGTATGTTCTGTTATCTCATTAGTAAAGTCTAACATGTTTTGATACCAGTCCATAACTTCTTGACTATCTTCCTCCCTACCACGTATTACTGCACGTTCCCAAATATCAAATGCTTTGAATTGTTGTTCTCTTAGTGTCCTAAAATGAACGAATCTTCTTTCAAGCAATTCTTCCTTAGTTATTTTGTTTTGTAAATATAAATTCTTAAGCCACATAATCTACCTCATATAAACGGACACATAATTTTTCCACCCAGCTCCTTGTATAGTATCCCACATAATTTCTATGTAGTCACTCGTACAGGTAATATACGAACTAGGGTAACCAGGAAGTGTAGCATTACTAACAGCCGTAACTGGTCCATATAATACTTCTGACATAGTAGAAAATTTGCCACCACTCACATTACTATATACTACATATATTTCATTTACATTTTCTGGGTAAAACATCATTACTCCAGCACTATGGGGAGCTGTGCCTAGATAAGTCCAAGCTGACCCACCACCACCTCCACCAGGATATGTCCCATCCACAGTTAGATTTCCTGTTATACGAACATCGCCATTAAAGTACCCTGCATATTTTGTTCCTGAAGCGTATGTAGGTTGTTCTGCGTATACTGCTGCTCTTATGTTATTTCTAAATGTGCTAAGATAAACATTACCCGCAGTAGATGTTCCTTGAAATGCCGCTAATCCTGCGGTGGTACTAAATGTATTCGCAGCTTGAATTGTTGCACTGCCTGCACCTTGTGTTAGTATAAGTGGAGCACTTACTGGAGCTGCCCAGCTTCCATCTTCTCTTAGATATCTAGTAGTCCCAGTTCCACCTGGCGCTGGAACTAAACCACTAACGCTCCTTATAAATGCACTAGGAATGTCATCCATTGTAGCAATTATACCTGTTTTATTGTGTGGTATATTGACTATTGCTGTAGCACTACCCATTCCCCGTATCACCAAATTTTGAGAGGTTCCGTCTGACCTAATACCAAATCTAGGCTGGGTTGTCCCATTCCCGATATATATTTCATTCTCGCCAAAGTCAGTACTTGCTGTTGAGTTAATTGTTATTGTCTTACCTGATTGACTTATTGTAACATTGGTTCCAGCTGCTAAAGTTATATCTCCTGATTCGTAAGAACCACTTGTTGTTCCCCTTAATCTGGTTATGGTATTAGTATTATCCCAAGGGACATTAACAAACATATTATTACTTGCATCAGTTTGAACTTTATAATTTTTATCATTAGGATTAGTTGTATATCCGGTATTTAATTTATTTATTAAATCATTATAATTACCAGTCTTGCTTACTTTATGTAAATTGATAGATGATGTTCCTAATATTGGTTCACTAGCTAAAGGTGTTTGTGTTGTTGTATGTGTGGTATTTAATGTTTTAACTGCACCTCCACCACCTTCACCACCACCATTGATTCCATAAATCTTTAATGTGTAGTTTCCACCAGATGGGTTTGTTACATTAAATCTTGCTTGTGTACTATTTATAGCTGCAAATCTACCTACAAATGTTTCATCATTTCTACTACCAAGCAAAGTAATTCCTTTATAAGCTGTTATTGTAGTTGAAGCTATTTTTCGATATGCGTAGGTTTCAAAATCATTCAAATAACCTCTAGCAACTGCTGTGGAAACTTGATATGAAGCAGGATAGCTTGTGTTCAGAAAGTTAACAAATTGAGTAAAGTTGTCATGTGTCCCGTTATAAATCTGTGTTCCTGAGTTCCATTCTGACTGACTTGCATTTACCCATGTTTGTGTATCTCCTGCTGAAGTATCGACTATTTCTGTAGGTTTTATAATTTGTGTGTCACCTAAATATGTTTGACCAGATGATGCATAACTTAGCATCATTTCTAATCTTAATTCCCTGAAAACACTTAAAGAACTTAGGCTTACCACATCGTTCGGTTCCAACTCTGCTATAAGCATTTCTACATGAGCACCTTCTGATATATCAATATTGACTCCATCAAGTAATGAGACACTGTTTATTGTAGATAATTGTTTATAACTAGGATTACTGGTTCCGTTACCTGCTAACACTGTTCCTGTTGGACCTGTAGGTAAATTTGATGTTGCTATTCTACTAATCCATGTTGGTGCACTTGTCCCACCATTCGCTTTAAGAATATACCCATTCGTACCATTTTCTGTTGGAGCGTATATGTTTGTACTACTTGTGTAATTATGTGCGCCATTGATGGTCGGTAAACCATTATAGATGTCACGCTCTGTTGGAATACTGGTTGAAGTTCCTATTGCATTAGCAGTTGTACTGTCTACTATACTTCTTGAATTTAATGTTCCTGTTGCATTACCCAATAGTATCTCACCGGATGGGAGAGTCGTTAATCCTGTTCCTCCCTTATTTACTGGAATTGGACTTAGGAAATCCAGCACCTCTGATTTTGTTAGCGCTTTAGGGGTCCCTGAAGAAGCAGTGTTATTACCTATTATGGAATTTGCTGCTAAATCGCTCATTTTACTAAGAGTTACTGCTTTATTTGCTATAACAGTTGCACCATCTCCAGTTGAGGTTACATCTCCAGTATGATTCGGGTGAGTATATGAGTATTCTGTTTCCCAAGAAGGTAATCCACTAACTACTTTTAATATTTCACCCTCATTACCAACTCCTAGTTTAGATAATGTATTTGCCTCACTTGCATATAATAAATCACCCTTTGCGTAAGTGCTTTGACCTGTACCACCTTTAGTTGCCGTCAGCTGCTTTCCAGATGTTGTATTGAAATTGTCATCATTAACAGTACTTAATGTTGCTAAAGAACCCAATCCTAACGTTGTCCTCATAGCTGTTATACTTGTATCATCTAGTAGACTTCTTGCAGTTGAAGTCAGTGCAGTTGTTTTATACGTATTAGCAGCGGTTGTATAAATCATCTGGTCTACTGCTGTTGTAAGTCCAGCTATAGATGTTAATGCCGAGCTCAACGGTTGTTTATTTTGGTCTAATAAATATCCTTGATAGGCACTCAATGCGTATCCGTCACTATAGGTAGAACTTAGCAAATTATTCACTGTTTTTACATGACCAAATAATGCCGTTGTTCCTAAACCATATGTATTTATAGCACTTGCATGAGGCTTAAGATAATCTAAACCAAATGACAAGTTAGCAAACCATGCTGTATCGCCAACAACATTATAATCCATTAACCAACCAACCTTAGCCTTCGCAGTTCCTGGAGGAAATTTATTTCCAGCGTTCTTACCGCTTAAATCTACACCCTCAACAATACCACTATAGTATTCCCAGTTAGTTGTAAGATAACCATTCCATAAATATTTATAAGTTCCACCAGAAGAACCATTACTAACATACGTCCCAGCAGGTACAGTTCTACCAGACCAAGGAACTCTTAAGGTTATTGTGTTATTAGTATAATTTATACCACCTATATTCCAAGCGTTATTAGTCCAATATCTTGAATAAGTTTCTGGGGCATACTGGTAGCCAAAGCTATTCTTATAGTCCCAAATTATCAAACTTCTTAAATGAGTACCAACACCAGAATTATCCCAATTAGAAGCGTTAGCTAAGTACATTACAGTATCACCAGGTTTTAAAGCTTGAGCTAAAGTGGTTAGCGTATTTTCTCTATACATATGATGAGAAGCACTTATTTGATTACCATCCACATCATAAAAATCTATATAATAGTAGTAATAACCGGTTCCTAATAATGATTTAGCAAACATTTCAAATTTATATCTAAGCTCAGGGTTAACTGGCATAAACTCGTCTGTAGATGTAACTTGACCACCATTCTCAGGTCTCTTGTATCTAAAAGAACCCCCAGAATAATAAGCCTCACTGCCATCATAAGTAAAATTAGAAAAGTTAGTGTTATTACCTAAAAGTGCTGAACCATTAGTTAGTAAGTTTTGACCACGTGAATGAACATATTGCTCAGTAGCAACTTTCTTATCTTCGCTATATAAAGCCCCATCTGTGCCTACATAAGCCGTATCGTGGCTATATGTTTGCGGGTTGGCACTTTGGCTGAGCGCTCCTATTAAAAATATTTTACTAGAAGTATTCGTAGAGCCTGCTGTATTTTTTGTATCGGTCGAGTTTATTGTAAACGTATAGTCCTCGTGTTCTACTGTTGTACCACCTGTACCTACTAATGTTACAGCACCTGAGACCCCAGTTGTAGTTAACGTACCAATAGTTGTTACTGTGTTACTGTCATCTCTCCAACCAGGATTTCCTGAGCCATCTGTCTTCCAAACTTTGTTTTTATTCGTAGAAGTAGGAGCAGTTACATATCCAGCTACGTTTAAACTGTTCGCATTCCATGTGTTATCATTTTCCCAAGGTACGTTAACTACAAGTTTATTATTGTTGTCTGTTTGAACTGGATAATACCTGTTTGCTGTATTATCTGCACTAGGTGTAGTAGTAAGTGTTGTTAATTTAGGTGCACCAAGTTTAACCAGCCCTAATGTAGTGGTGTCTGCCATAGTTGTGTTAGTTATATACTGACTATGTGTATGTGTTGTAATATTTCCTGTAAGAACATTTTCTACTTGTGTCTTAGTAATACCTGTTAAGAAAGTACTACCTTTTGTTGCTATTAAAGTCATACCATCTTCTGAAGATGACAAACTTGTTATAGCATTACCAGTACCTGAAATATCTACTTCTTTTATGCCACCTATATTCTCTAGACTATCTATTAAGTCCATAGTTGTTTTAGGTGTCATATACTTATGGTCATTTACTTTACCTTGTGCGTCAAGTGTATCAGCTTTATCTGGTATTGGGAGTATATACCATGTGTTATTTATTAAAATTCTATGAAGTGCCATAGCAACTCCTCCTTTAAGTTTAGGTTACTGACCAGACTGTTTTTAGTTTAAATATTCTCGGTCCTAAATGTAAATTATTAATAATTACTTTTCCGTTAGGTATTATTATGTCTAATGGGCCATAAAGGAATTCTAATGTTTCCAGTTGTTTATCGAAACTAATACTCCATAGTACTTCAGTATCACCCAAATGACCTTTTACTAAGCTTAAATACAACATAGGACCCATAGTAGGAACATTCATTTGATACGCATAAAGTTGATAATGTATATTATCTGATGACTCTATATCAAGTAATTGTAAATTTGTAATACTTGGGTCTCCAGGTTCTGCAAAAGAAGTATTAAGTGGAAGGAATTCGTCTATTATATCAATTTCTAACCAATTAATAAATTCATCAGCAGCTGCTTGGCTGTCTGGGCATTGTAAACTTAAATTATAAGTTTTTGATTCTGGAATTGATATATTTGAACTTGTATCTATCCAAATAAGTCCATCAACCATGAAGTTTCTATCGAAATCTCCTTCGACTGGTGTTGTTTCTTTAGCTACTGCATTTTTCATCTGAGTAACTTCATAAGCACCTTCAAATAAGCCTGTACCTGCTGCGCCAGTCCCAGGAACTGTAAGTTGTTTAATAGTCGCAGATTCAGTAACGTCTAAGGACGGTGTTGATATTTCATCAGAAGCAGTAATTTTTTTAATGGTAATTTCTTGTTTAAATGAAGGTGCACTACTAGCACCATTACCTGCTAAAACTGAATCAGCTGGACCGGGACTAATTTCATCTATAGAACTAGTGCCCTTACCAATAAGAATTGCATTATTGCCGAGAGATGTCTTACCAGTCCCACCTTGACCTACTGTTAAATTATCAGTCCATACCGGTCTAGTCCCATTTGATACAGCGACCTGACCAGTTGTTCCTTTTTCTTCAAACGCATAAAATTGTTTTTCATCTTCGGGTGAATGACCATTAATTGTCCATTGATTGAATTGACTAATAAATTCTTCAAGTGTTGTATCCTCATCAATTGCTGCGTTTGTAATAAAGTCTAGTATTTCTGTTAACTTGTCGATTATATTTTCGGTATCTCCTGGACCATCTTCTAACATCCCTTCTAAAGTTTCTTTAAAAGTTTCTAATTCTGCTACTTGGTTTACTAAGTCACCATAAGCAGTGTCTTCAAAGTCTCCCCCACCTTCACCCATTAATGCTGATAAGAACCCTAATTGTTCTCCAGTAATAAATTTTCTATTATTAGATTCTATAGCATCATCAGTATAAGTTTGAAAAAAATATTCGTCATAGTTTTGTGATACCTCATTAAATGCTTTATAAATAGCTGCTCTATAAGTATTTGACATACTATTATACCTTCCTTTCGTTTAGTTTTATTTTTTTACTAACTTTGTTTATTTTGTTAGTCTTGTTTACTGTGTTAAATTTAAACTTAGTATTACTAACTTTGTTTATTTTGTTAGTCTTTTTTGCTGTGCTAAATCTAAACTTAGTATTACTATGTTTTATTAGTTGACCTTTTTTGTTAAATTGGTCTCTTTGTGTTTTTCCTAGTTTTACTTTAGTTACCACAGTGTTATTTGTAGTATTATTTATAGTATTATCGAGACTAGTAGATTCATTATTGTTTAGTTTAATTTTTGTTTTATTATTTACATTATTTTGTTCTATATTTTCTTGTGAATCTTTAGTCTCCACGTTTCCTTCCTTTAACTTTATCTTAAATGGTTTAGGTTCGTTATTAGTTATTTCAGAACTCTTAAACATAGTAACTTCTAAATCTTCTTGCGTGTCATCTATAACAGGTATCCCAAAAGTACTAAATAACATTTGCATTTCCGGTTCAGCCTCAATTTCATCATCGTTAATTTGTATCCAGATTTTAATATCTTGTTCTGGCCTAGTTGAACCGGTATAGTGAAACTCTGGTAGTACCATGCCTTGCAGTTTGTTTTCAAATTTATTAGTAGTAGTGTTATATACTAGTATATCATCTTGTTGAGGATTTACTATGTTAAAGCTGTCTAACCAATCACTTGTAACTGAATCCATTGGGATATCATAGATGTCACTATTAGTTTTTAATCCTAGATATACTGGGTTATTATAGTTACCACTCTCAAATATGATATATACTTTATTAAGGTTTTCTATAAAGCTGATAAAGTTATTACTATCTAGCTGAGTGCCCGGCATCATTAGGGGTTTTGCTATAGGTAGGTCTATGTCTGCGATTCCCGTACTTTCTGAGACTCCATGTATACTTGGTACACGTACTCTTAAGTCTAGCGTTGGTTTATTATTTTGTTTTATAATTTCTACTACGTAACCAATATATATTGTTGACATTAAGTTTGTCAATTATTAGCCCCCCTTACTTTAATTCCTTATAATCTCTCTAACTAAGTTAAGCTTTGTTGTATAACCTGTAGGCCCTATTTCTTCCCTTATAGTTATTACTTTCCAATAACCTGTAAAGAATGGGTGTTGTTGTGGTCTATCTGATGTTGGGTCTTGCGTTGGGTTTAGCATAACCTCTATCTCTATTAAATCACCTTGTCTAATATAAGGATTACCAATTACCTCTAAATCGATTGTATTTAAAACAGATATATATTCCTCAAACTTCTTTATAATCAATTCTGGGATGGTTAACTGACCTAAATCCTCTGAATTTACAAACTCTACATCCCAGTGTAATGCTTCCGTTGATAAGTTAGGTAAGTTATACATTTCTAATATCTTGTTTAATTCATCTAGCTGGTCTGTTACTATATCTTGGACCTTTAAAGAATAGTTTTCATTACCTGTAAGCATTGCTTCTATGTTATCTACTGCGGTATAAGGAATCTGTATCTTAATACCGCCTAGTAAGAATGATTGGTCTATCTTGTTAGTCATTCCTATTATTTGATTATCTGGTGAAGCACCATATTTATATTTCCAAACATTCCTAGTAACATCTCTTCTTAAATTTCTTATGAAATATAGCTCTAATCTGTTATCTTCATATGAAGACATTCTATAAGTTAGCTGAACATCAAAATAGTCTATTCCTAAGTTAAGTGGGTCTGTCTCATTTGTAGCAGTCATATTAGCTATAGGTTTAATTTTATTAACTAAAAAGTCTATATCCGATTCATTAGCTAGTTTAACTATATCGTGTGGTAATACTGTGGAATTATATAACTGTATGTGTTTATTATAAGGTTTTTCTCCAATATACCAATTATTTCTTTCTGCTAGCTTTATTATTATGTCTCTTATAGATGAGTTCTTCTTATATACCTCTGCTGGGAATTTAAATTGTTCTTGTTTTGCTATAGCCCCTATAGATACAATACAACCCATGTTGTTATAAGTTGTGTTAATCTTTAATATTGTTAGTTCGTATACGCTTGATAAGTTATTATCAAAACCATATCTTATTCTTAACTTATTACTTTTGTCCTGTAATATAGTCAGAATATTTGTCCCTGTTTTATCAAAGAATGTAATTTCTAGCTCGCTTAAGATGGTCGTACCATTTACAATCTTTTGATTACTTGAGTATCTGTCAAACCCCATAGATATAAGTCCCATCTTGTTGATGTCATATAATCTAGTTAGCTTTTCATTACCTTCCTGGTTTGGGTTGGATATCTCTAGTAAGACATTAATTACTTGAGCTATAAGTCATCGCCCCTCTCCATAATTCGTATATGTTTGCATATACATCTAATACCTGCGTCTTAATTTCTTTCTTAAACTTATCTGCTTCTTCTTTGCTACCACCAAATCTAGTCCATAAATTCTTCTCAATATAGCTATCTAAAAATTCCTCTACTTCTTTTAAATGCTTACCTTGGTCTAACTCTGTCATGTATGTAGTTGAATTAGCTTTCACTTCTAATCCTGGAACTTTGGATTCTTTATCTAAATACTTTAATGTATTAGAGAATCCTTCAAATGTTAATCTATTAGAGTAATCTATAGCGCTTCTAATATCAGACATCCTTGAAGCTGAGATTATATCTGTTTTTCTAAATACTCCATATAGTTTTTCTAGTTTAGCATATTCTATTTCTAGTTTCTTGTATGGTGCTACATTAGCTGCTAGTTGGTGGTCATAGTATTCGAATATATTCCTCCTGTAAGCACTTCCAGTGTTATTAACATAATCTTCTGGTTTATATATGTAATTATAGTGCTCTTCAAATCTGTAGCTTATTACTTTATTTGCATACTCTGCGTTATTAAGTCCTTCAACTTCTTTTTCTAGTTTATATATCTCTGGGCTTTTGTATGGTGTTTCTATTGTAAATGAAAAGTCAATATCTGCTACTACGTATCTACCTTCCCTTAAAGGTAGTGCCCAGTTAATGCTTGTATTAATAAGACCAAAACCTTCTATCTCACCTAGTTGTATATATACTCTTGGTAATACTAAGATTCCATTTCTCTCTCTAGGATATGACATACTCTTAATAGTATCTACAAAGTCCTGTATGTTTTTATACTTAGTTAGGTCTATTAAGTCTTCGTGGACTTTTAAACTAAATGAATAGACTTCATCAGAACCCGATTGATACGTATATATAGGTGTGAACCTTCCTAGTATTTGTGTGGATTGAAAGTTAGGTGTATAATTATACGCTACTGTGTCTGGTATTAAACCTATCTTAACTTCTTTAATATAACTTTCACCAAACTCTTTTACTTTGTCATATATAAGGATTAGTTCATTATAAGTTTTTTCCATATTAACCACCTGCCCCGTATAAATGTGTTCTAGTGTTAATCTGAAGTTGGATAAGGTCTCTAAGAATCATATATCCTGTCATTATATCTTGCGACTCACTAACATCTGCCATATAGTATAGACCGTCCATAGAGTACCAACCAAAGTATGCACTATTCCAATAAGAACCTTTACCGTAATTATCTATTTGTTTCTTAAGTGATTCTAATGCTCTTTCTGCGTCGAATTTGTATTGTGCTTCTAATCCTGGATACATGTCTCCATCTGTATCTATATACAGGTTGTTCTTTGTTACAAACTCTGTAAATAATTCCTCATACCCACTTATAGGATATAGATATATTAGTGTATTGTAGTTGGGGTTAGACTTTGTATAACCTCTAGTTATATAGTAGGTACCGTCTCCTGAACTCCTATTAGGGTTCTTATACATCTTAATATCTTTTAGGTTATTGATATCATATATATTGTCTCTTGGAATCTCAAAGTTTTTTCTAGCTTTATCTAGTTTTGTTAGTAAGTCATATAGTTCAGATATTACTGCGTTCTCCCCTATGCGTAATATATTATTAGGATTCATTAGCACAACTAGTTCTATATATAGATTGTATAATGCAAGGGCGTGTGGATTATAAGAATATCTTAATACTTCTGCTTCTACTATTTCATCTGTATTTACACTATGTCCACTTACAATAGAGCTTCTTATTGCCTCTAGTTCTAATAGTTTTCTTTCTTCTTTCTTTTCTTCACCTGTAGATTTTAGTGATTGTACTGCTATGTTAAATACTTTCTTAATCTTCTCGTTATTAAATATATACTTACCTAGCTCTTGATAATCTACGCCTAGTCCTAAAAGGTTTTCCATATGTTTGTTTTTAATACCTTTATTTAAGTCTGTTATCTTGTTAGCTAATAGTTGTGCTCTACTGTCATAGTCTTTGTATTCAACACTAAAAGCTTCGCTTGTGTCTATCTTATCATATGTTTCATGGTATGTGAATGTTATTGACATATTTACTACTTTAAATCTACCCGTTTCTACGTCATAAGGTTTCTTATAGTTAAAGCTAATGTTAACATGTCCTTGACCTGCGAACTGATTACCTAATTGCATATATATTATTGGTTCTCTAAGTGATTGTGCCAGACCGTTTGTAATAAACTTAGGTCTGCTTAAATTCTTAATCTTTTCTATAAGTTGATTAATAGAACCATTAACGTTGTCTAGGTCTTCGTGTAAATCTATGCTAAAGCTAATTGTCTTAGATTCACCACCACCATAAAAGTAATAGGGTCTTATTGTGCCAAATGGACTAACTGAAGATATGTTAGACTTATATGATTCTGATACTGTTTGTGGAACTAGTTTTAATATTATCTCATCTTCTCTATTAATGTCAAATAAGTATATGTAGTTGTAGTTCTTTATATCTTTACTTGGTATGTAAACCCTCCTTTGTGGGTTGTTCCCAAGTTGGAGTGATGTTAATATATTATTCATATAGTAATCTTGCTAACTGTTGTCATTGTTCTCATATACAGTTATTCCTCCTTAGCTTCCTATTTTAGCGCTTGTATTATCCATTGTTTTTATTAAAAATTGTGCTTTAATTTGTTCTGCGAATTTGTCTGATAGTACATCAATTAAGTTAGAATTAGTTTCATATATAGCATCTACAATAGCGTCACCTGTCTTAGCATACATATCTGAAGCACTTTGACCTTGTAGATTATTAATTCTTCTTCCACTTCTTAATTCTAATTCTGATGCCCTTTGACTATTTAATCTTTCTTGTTTAGCTTGACTTGCATTAATTAAACCTGTAGCTAGACCTATACCACCGCCTATAGCTGCTCCTATTGGTCCTCCAAACATAGCACCACCAGCTATACCGGATGCAATGTTTGTTCCTACATTACCTACACGTCTCCAAGCTGCTCCTGAATCACTAATGCCTAAGTCTGTTGAGCTGTCTCCCCATTTATTACCTAACATCATACCACCACCAGCTACGGCTACACCACCTACCTTACTAGCCACTGGATACAGCTGTCTTAGTCCCATTATAGGTGCTCCATCGCCCATTATAACTGTTTTACTAGTAGAACTTGCTGGTCCAAACATATTACCTAATAAGCCTGAACCACCACCCTTACCTCCACCAAAAAACTTACCCCAGGCAGTCTCTGGAAAAAAATTCTTAACTGCTATTGCTTTAAGTAGATTGTTAGTTAAATCTATTTTACTATCTATACCATATAAACCGAATTCATTAAATACTGAACCTAATGTTTCATTAAGTGATGAATTAGCAAATATGTTATCTATCCTGTCTGACCAGGTCATCTTATAATCTTTAAGCTCATCTACCATAGATGTATTTACATTAATTAGTTTTTCCTGTAATTCTTGTCTATACTTTTCTAGCTCTGGTCCTTGCGTCGTTATCTTAAGTAAGTCATCTCTACTTAAACCAAAAGTTGAGCCTATTCTATCCATGTACTCTGCCCTTAAGTAATGGTCATCGATACCACCTATAGTTTTCTGTATAGAATCAAATAGTCCACCTATAGCAGCATCATAATTCATTCCAATCATTTGTTCTTGGAATTCTGCTGTACTAAAGTCTTTCAGTAATGCACCACCTTGGAATAAAGAAGACATTTGTCCTATAGTACCAAACTGTGCTGTACCTGCTAATTGACTTATAAAGTTAGTACTAGTAAGTCCTACTGCTCCTGATAGAGCTGCTGCTTTCATTAAAGATTCGTTTGCTTGTACTTGTGCTTGCATGTTGCTTCTTGCTATGAATGAGTTGGACGCCATCATCTGACTCACGACGCCCGTTAACATACCTATACTGGTCCCAAATGTATCCGAGAAGGCATTTAACCTATTCCCCAGGTGTGTAACGAACTGGTCTGTCTGGGCTCCGAATTGACGATATGATAATTGGAACGCTTCTAGTAATTCTCCTGGGAATGACCCGCCAAATCCTGCTATAGTCTTAGCCATGGTTGTTACTGAAGACGATAACTTAGATAGTGTAGTAACATCTACATCTTTATAACCTGACTGTAATAGTTGATTCTGCATCTTAACTAATTCTTTAGAATTATGTATCTGTTGCCCTACTTCTTTATTCATAGCTCTCGCTGCAGCATAGGATTCTCTATAAAGTTGTCTATACTCTTTCCAAGTTATATTAGATTGTAGTTGCATCTCTTGTGCAGTTCTAAACATTTCTTGGTTATAAGCTACACCTTGTTTTAATAATCTATTTACTTGTTCTAATAGACTAATTGAACTCATACGTTCTTTATTAATCTTCTCTAATACGTCTTTACCTTTAACAGAATTCTTAAGCTCTTGTTCTGTAAGGTCTACTATCTGTTTTGAATTAGACTTAAATTTATCTGCTGCTTTTACACTAGCACCTAAACTTTTATTTAATTCATTTGTATACTTTAATAATTTCTCATATATTTCTAATCTATCTTCTTCTTTATCATGGAGCTTCTTAATATTTTCAAAGGCTTTCTTTATGTCTTCTTCTGTTGCATTATATAATAGATTAACAAGCTTACCTTCATCTTTAACGCCGAGCGCTATAGCTAAATCTTTATTAGTTTTTGGTATTCTGTTTTCTGCCATATTTAAGTCTCACCTACTTTATATTAGTTTTTGTCCTTCTTTTGCTTGTTCTTCTTCAAGCTCTTTTCTTTTCTTAACTAACTTAAACCAACGGTCTAACTCTGTAGGTGTCATATTATCTGAGTCTGCTTTACCTACATTACCATAATAAGATAATATAAATTGTTTTTCTGTGTAATACATAATCTCTGATTCTCTAGCTTTGTCTATCTGGTCTTGCTGTTCTTCTGTTAAAGTGTCTATGATACCAAATGTATTGTCTTGCTCATAGATATATAATAGGCTATCGAAATAAGTCGGCTGTAAAGCCTAAACCTCCTGTAAATGCAGTGTTACAATTGTTGCAATCTACTGTAAATGTTGTATCTAGGCCAAACTTAATTTCAAGCTCTTTAGCTAGTTTAACTAGTTCTACTCCTGGAAGATTTTCTAAATAGCTTATTAGGTCTGGGATAGACTTTCTTTTACCATTAACTGTGTCTATCCTAGATATCTGCATAAGTATATAAGCGTAGTCATTAGTTAGATTAGTTTTTTCTTTATATCTATTAATTTCTGTCCAGTGTTTCTTAATTGGAACTTTCTTTGTAATAATATCACCATTAGACAGGGTTATGCTATCAGTTAGATATTTCTCATCTAGTATCTGCACGTCAAAATCATTATAACTAATCTCATACTCATGTATAACTCCACAATGTGGGCATCTAAGTGTTTGATATGTTTCATTACCGAATGTTAGTACTCTTGTCTTATGTAAGATAAACTTCTTATCTTCATCACATAATAGGTCTGGGTCTAACTGCGGATTAGTTACTGCGCTAATTATAGCATCTATTGCTGCTTCTGTTAGTGAGCTATAAAGGGTAGATATTTCCCTACCTTTCATTCCTCTTATTGTTACCTCTTGTTCTACTTGTAATAATCCGTTAGATGGTAGAACTACTTTTTGTATATTATCCATTGTTTAACTTCTCCTTTAACTTAATATTTAAATTGACTTGATTTTCTCTCTTCAAAAATCTTACCACATCGGCTGCAATATGAAACATAATTGCCATTAATAAGCTCGATTGATATTTCGTGATTACACTCCGCCTTTTCGACAAAGGGTCTAGGTTCTAACTGTCCTACTGTTTCATTTACTTCTTTTTTACTATAACAAGATGAAGTTGTAAATTGATACTCTCCAATTATTTTTCCAAAATGATAAAAATCATTATAGAAATCTACTTTGTCTACTGTTGGTGTATTATATTTATAATTATTATCTAACTCTTCTTTACGCATTTTTTAACTTCTCCTTTATGTTAACTTATTTTTAAATTTAAAGGGACTTACCCCGTTAAAGTAGTAAGTCCGAGCTACGGTTATATTTAGTTATTAATTTTCGTATCCGTCACCATAAGTTGGTCTTAGTCCATCTGTTGTTGGTGGGTCAATTTGAATTGTAAATGATATTTGTTTTAATTCATTTCCTGCTGCGTCTAGACTACCATAGTCTATTTGACTAATCCACATACCCTCTAAAGGCCAGCTTCTTGACAATGTTCCATCTGATGCATATTCTACAATAGAACCAGACCTCTTGTAACCTCTAATATTGCCATCGTCATAAGCCTTACCAATTTTACCGGTTTTAGGGTCATATGTTTTCTCTGCCCAATCTTGTAATACTTCTAGCTCATCTCTAGAAAGCGTGTCTAGTATTGTAATGTTTCCACCAGTCCAGCTAGCTACACCTGCTAATTTCTTAACATCTGTACCACGTCTAAATTCTAATACCTCTAATTGGTATTGTGGTATAAATGCTTGTTGTACTACTAGGTTTAGGGCGCTATTATCTGTTACATCTTCTATGTGTAATATAAAGTTATTAACTCTTCTAATATCACCAAGTCTACCAGTTAAACCCCTAACTCCAAAATTTAAATCTTTAGCCATATTTATTCAACTCCTTCTAATAGATTACTAAGTCCTGTAAAGTCTATATCTATAGAACCTGTTTGTTGTTGTATTACTATATTAAACTCTATAGCTTCAATTACTCTTATTGGTAAGTATCTTACTTTTACTTTAAGTAAGCCATTTTCCACATCTTCTTCTGTCATAGTTATACCTAGACCTACTAGTATTTCAAACTCTTCTACTGCTTCTTTAGATACTAAGTTAGCAAAAAATGATTTCATTTTTAATCTAAGTGATTCCCATGTGTTAGATGTGTTAGGTCTATAACTTGCGGAGTTAGCTATTCTATTTAATTCTCTCTTAATCATTAAAGCACTTGTTACTACATGACTTCTATAGAATGGGTTTTTAGGATTATCTACAGATAGGTCTAGCATAGTATTTTGACTTACTAATATATTACCTACACCCATTTTAGAGATAAGCACGTTAACATTTTCTGCTTGTAAGTTCTCTTTTTCTTTTCTTGTAATCTTCTCTGCTAATTTAAAGAATTCATTTACTAAACCATTTTGTTCACCAGCTACTGGAATCCAGCTTTGTTTAAGATTAAGTAATTTGGATTTCCTTGCTGCGACAGCTATAGCTGTTGGAATTCCTAAGAATCCTTTTTCTAGGTCGAAGTCATTTGTATCTATATCCATTGGAAATGTACTAGGGAATCTTGGTAATCCAAAGTTTTTAAATAGTTCTACGTTCTTGCTTAGTTTACCTGCTTTACCTTCTACCGCTGGTACTGCTGGTGTACCTTCTTCACCTTCTCCACCTGGTACTGCTGGTACTGCTTCTTTACCTTCTTTATATAATTTGACTGCTTCAGCATCTACGCCTAAGTCTAAGTTAAGATATAACTGTACGTCACTATCTTTAACAAAGTCTAATAGTAAGTCTAATTTATCATTTGGTTCCTCTATATTTTCACTCGGTACAACTATAAGCCTATAATTTAAATTCTCTATATCTTCTATAGCTTCTATTTCATCTTCTGTTATAGTATCTGATACTTTAAAGCATAGAATGTTTGCACCAGTTCTTAGTAAATACTCTGCACTATAAAGTTCATTAAATGCTTTCCTCTGTTTATTAACATCTTCCATATGTTCGTCTAAATCATCTTCAGTAGGTTCTTCAGGTAATTCTGATACTTCTGGCAATTTAAATTGTTCTTTAAGTTCAGCTACACTATTTACACGTATAGGTTCCTCTACTGTATTATCTACTAGTTCCGCTTCTCTAAAGAGTACTAAGATAAGTCCATCTTCGAGTACTTGTGGTACTAGCTGTTCAACATTTACGTTTATTCTAATATTCATTTTTATCTCCTTATCTCAATTTCTTAAATAAGTCTTTTAGGCTTATATCTTTCACTATACCTTGTTTAACTAAATTACCTGCGTTAGGTGGTAGCTTTCTACCTGTAACTATGTCTAAGTTTGTCATTGTAAAGAATTGTTTTAGAAAGTCTTCATCACGCTTCTTTGCTGCTTCTTTTATAAAATTGTATTCTGACTTGCTAGCTTTATTTAGTAAACTCTTGTTAATATTACTTTCTTTAATAATTGTTTTATTTAATCTCTTCTTAAGTTTAACTTTGTAATAATCATTAATCTGTTTAGTGAATCCTTCGTTATAAGCCTCTATAACATATGAAGGAGCTTTTCTAGCTTCTAATCTTCTTATGGCTGTTTCGTGTTTTTTTAAATCAAATATTGTTAGTTTCACTTCATATACACTCCCTCTCTACCCCTGTTCTATTTCTGTTATAACTTCTGTATCTATTATATTACTATTTTCTTTAAAGTTTAATAATCTTGCGTTGTCTATGTTATATACTATAGAATAATGATAAACCCTGTCACCATTTTGGAATTCACTAGCTTCTTGTGGACCTTGCCCATAAGTTACTTCATATGTATCTACATAGCTATTTTCTGTATTAGAGTCATATTGGCTAACCTCTATTGTGGAATCTAGACTTAATGCATGCATAAGCTCTTCTGTGATATCATTTAATGATTCAGGTGTTTTAGTATATATGTCTAATTGATAAGAAAGATTAACTACCAAATATCTTATATTACTACTCTTATCTAGTTCATCATTGTTATAGTATATATAACCTAGCTTCCTAGCCGCAAAGTTTTGCTGTGATGCTAGTTGAAACCCAGTTGGTCTATAGATAGATATTAGAGGGAACTCTAATTTAACTGTTGGGTCATCTACCAAATCATAGGCTACATTATAGACTAGAGCTGTATTAGCATAGATAGTATTAGAGAAGTAAGACTTTATCTTATTTGTAAATGCTATATCAAAGTCTTTTAACATCTAATTCCTCCTATTAGTCTATGCCTAATAACATCTTAATTGAATCTACTAATTGTTCTCTATCTTCTTGTGTTACGTCTTCTGCGCCTGTGTCAAATGCTTTAAAGTTAACATATCTAATTCTTCCACCATTTCTAGAATATGTTACAGTTCTGTTAGTTGGGTTATATCCAATGCTAAGTTCCATATCATTAAAGTTTATATATAATATAGCGTGATAAACTTTACCTGTAATATTGCGTAATCTCTTTATATATGTTAATTTATATATAAGGTCAGCATATTCTGGATTATGCTCTAGTAGACTTGCTGCGTCTTCAGCATTAGCGAATAGCCTTAAATTACTTTCATGCATATTAGTATATTCACCTTGTTTTTTTAGAGCGTCAGAATATTTAAATTTGTAATCTTTATATATTCTTACTAAGTCATATCTTGTTATATCTATATTTGTAACCTTAGATATTTTATTATCTAAATATTTTTCTGTATGGTCCCTACTAACATTAGAGTACGTTAACATATCTGCTATTATTTTTATGTCTTGGTCAATTGTAGTTGGATTAACTTCGTAGTCTTCTTCTAGCTTGTTGCTATCTACGTCTTGCTCGTAGTCCATAAGAATACCTTCCAATAATTCTATAGCGTCTTCTGGACTCTCACTATCCAATACTTCTAGTATTGTATCTGCATCTTCCTGAGATATATATTCAGTATATGCAAATGATTCTACTAGAGTTTTTATTTCATTTCTCTCTTGCTTTTCAAGTAAGCTTAACTTTTTATTCATTATATTCCTCCATTATGTCTTCCAACCTGTAGTATGTTATTAATTTTCTCTATAATTTTTATATTAATTTGCACAGTGCACAGTTAGAAGCGTAGTCTTTTAGTGTACTTATGCTGTTATCTACTTTAATAGGTCATATTCTTTAGCTAATTCCTTTAAGAATGCTCTAACCTTGCTATATTCCTCAGACAACAGGTCGTTTAGCTCCTCTTCAGAGTCGAATCCAAACATTTCTACATCATCGTAAGTAATACCTTCATCGAATAAGTCGTACTCTACAAAGTCAGTAACTATTTGAAAACCATCATAATACCCATTTTCTATAGTTATTTTAAATATTTCTAGTTCCCTATTGAAGTCTTCTATCTTCTCATCTATTTCTTCATAATCCCGCATAGTTACTATTCCTGGTTCTTCAAGTTGTTTATAGTATTGCTCTTCAAATTCTTCTATTGATTCCCAACCATCTGGATAGTAGAAATATTCATCGAATGAAATAACCTTTTTTGCATAGTATGTTATAAAATGGTCTGAACCTCTACCAAAGTTGTTTGTTCCCATACATTGTATTCCCCTTAATCTTATTGTTTTAGGCTTATAATTTGGCCCTGTTCGTGTTTTTATATGTTTTACTAGTACTTATCTTATTTAGTCTTTTAAAACGAACAGGGTCGAATTTAAGCCTACAGATAGTCTACCACTTCAATCTCATTGTCATATGCATTATTCCAAGCAGTTATGAAATATTGTTTAAATCTTACTTTAGCACGATTTATACGTAATGTTATAACTAGTTTATCTTCTTTATAAATAAATAATTTCATTCCTACTGCTGCTTTAAAGTATGGTGATTCAAATATGTCTAATAAGCTATCATAAACCTCTTGGTTCTCGCTTGTAGTTTCTCTAAGTATAAATTTTATATCATCTTCTTTTAGGGTTGCACCGTCTGCTTCAAGTTCCTCTTCTGCTACATCTCTTATAGTGTCTTCTAATTCTTCTAGCAGGTCTACTAAGTCATCAAGATATTGGTGTTGTGAGTCAAATAGTATCTTCATCGTCTTCAAGCTCATCTAAAAATTCATCTAAAAATGCATCAATTTCAAATCTTAGGATATCATTCAAGTGCAATTCTGATATGTCTTGTTCGAAGTCTATATATTCAAAGACTTCTTGCCAGCAGTCAAGTGCATCAATTCTTGCAATAGTATATTCGCAACCCCAGCTGTCATTGTCAGCCCAATTTTTTAAATCTTGTCCGTTGTCTATTTCTTTAAAAACTCTCATGTGTTTTGTTCCTCTCTCTTTATATATAATAGTATCGTTATTTCATTTTATGATTAGCTATATTTGTATTTCTCAAATGCCAATATGAGTTTTACTTCAGAAATACAAATATAAAAATAAGGGCTAGAGCTAAGCTATAGACTAGCCCTTATTGTTTTACTTTATATTATTAGACGCTTGCCTAAGCAAGAATTGCATCTTCTCCAAGTACACCATAATTACTTCCATCTTTACCTACTAAGAACATAGGTTGAGCTAATGGGTTATCAACTATAGTTCCACGTACAAAGTAATCAGCGTTTACAACTAGTTTTCCATAAGAAGTTGTGTAAGCTCTACGGATTACTAAATCATCTAGAGTTACAGGAGATGTTGCTACTACTGGAATGTAAGGAGCAAATATTATTCCTGCATCTAAGTTATCCTTAGGGTTCTTGTATATTACTGCCCAATCATTAGCTGGTAATTCTGGTACAGCAATTACATCAATATTCTTAAGTTTACCAATCTTTGCAGCTCCACCTAATTGTGAACCTGATTCTTCACCTTTAAAGTCTGGTAATGTTTCAACGATAGTTTGTGCGTTAACACCAACTAATAGTACGTTTCCACGAACCTTCTTACTCTTAGAGTAGATGTGGTTAGATGCACCGATGATAGCATCTCTGAAACTTAATTTATGGAATTCGTATAGACCATTAGCAGTTCCTGCTGCTTTGTTCCAAGACATAAGTACTGGAGCTGAGTTCATGATTTCGAATACGAAGTCTAAGTCTGTTTCACGTTTTAATTCATACATAGCAGATTCTGCTAATTTATCTTCTAACTTATATCCAAATTGTGCTTCGAAACCGAATCCAGCTTGGAATGAATAGTTAGTTTTTACTGTTCTAGCTTGAGCAGTAATTTCTCTTGAGTCAATGTTTGCTTTTAACTCAGGTACTTGTGTAGGTGCATACTTATTATCATAAGCATATTTAACCTTAGCTGGTACTCCAGCACCACCAGTAGCAACAGTAAATGCTACAGTGATTTCACCGTCAGCTACAGTTACTGAACCATTAGTAATAGCTTTACCATTAATTGTTCCAGTAAATGCTGTATCAGTAGACCAAGTTAGGTTAGCCCCTTCAATTACAAGTGATTTACCTAAGAATGGACCCCAAAGTGGAAGTGCCTCAGAATATGATTCTTCGTCATCAGCTAATACTGGCATGTCAACTACGTTTGAAGTATAATTAACATCAGTATTAACTGTGAATGGAGTGATTAATTTATCTCCAACTGATACGTTACCTTTATCTGAACCAGCAATAGTTTCATAGTAGAATACCATAGCTTTTTCAGTTTTAATAGGTTGTGTAGAAGCTAACATTGGAGTAATTAAGTTAGGGAAGTATCCGAAGAATATATCAAAATATGTCTTCATTAATCCTACACCAGCACCAGTTCCAGTTACACCAGTAACCATTGGACCAGCTTGTGTAGCTTCAGTCATAACTTTTGCAGCTTGAGCGATGTTCTCAGCTAATGTTGTATATAAATGTTTTTGTGCAGGGTCTTTCACTTGCGCAGTTCTTAGCTTGATATCTTCAGAGATAGTTCTTGCTTGACGAACTGGTTTTCTAACATCTTCTTTAATAACTCTGCGTTCTGTGTTATATTTTTTGTTCTCAACGATTTTTGAATATACAGGTTTTTTAACGCGAGATGTAGAAGATTCTGATAATGTTTTTTGTCTTTTTGCTTCTAGAATTGCTTCACGTGCTTTTTCACGTTTGCGTTCTTTTAATTTTGCTAAAATTTGCTCTTTTTTAGTCATTATTAGATTTTCCTCTTTCATATTTATTAACTAATATTAACTAATATTAACTACAGTTGTGTGTTTCCTTGTTTGTTTAAGGGATTGTTTACTCACGTTAAATGTTTATTTAACACAAAGCATATAACCAATATTATAGTTATAGGCTTTAGGTTAAAGGTGATACACGTGTTATAATATCACCAGTTAATTTTTATTCCATTGAGTCTAAATCGTCTAGGTCATCTATTATATAAGCAGCTTGCTCTTTAGTTATGATTCCTATGTTGCTAAGTCCATAAATTATTGATATTAACTTCTCATATGCTACATACCAGTTTCCAAAGTCAGGTTGTAATCCTAATAATTCTAATATATCTTCTAATGTTCTTAAATCATACATTCTCTACCACCCATACCCTTCATCGTCGTCTTCATATCCATCATCTATAATACCTAAATCATACGCAAGGTTTTCTAGTTCAAAGTCGAATCCATCATAGTCTATATATAGGTCAACGTCTAATTCATCAACAGGTAAATAGTCTTCACCTGGGTTAAGTTGATTATATATTATATCCATAAGAGTTTCATATCCTTGTAGACCATTTCTTGCATTTTCCTCATATTGAAATAATAACATTTCAAATACTTCTGGTGAGACTAGGTATGTCTCACATTCGCCATTTGCATCTGTATGTTTAACTATTCTAAAATCATTGAAATCTATTGCCATAATTGTTATTCACTTTCTTCTGCTATTTGTAGTAAGTATTCTAATTCTTCATCACTTAGTGAATCTAACTCTTCTTCTGTTAAGCCAAGTTCTTCTAATAGTTCATCTTCATCTTTAGGCTCATCTTCTTCAGATTCATCTTCTTCGTCCTCTAAGTTAGTATCATCATCACCTAAATCTTCTAGGTCTTCTTCGCCGAATTCTACTTCAGGGTCCTCAATAGGTGCAAGTGTGTCTAAAAGTGATTTAATCATATCCTTAAGCTCAACAATTTCTAGGCTTAGTGATTCTAAAGTTACTTCACCGTCTAGCTCAACATCTATCAAATCTTCATCTTCGTCATCTTCAAGCTCAACATCTACCAAATCTTCTTGATTTTCCTCATCATCTAGAACTTCGTCGTCATCTAGACCTTCGTCATCATCTAGACCTTCGTTGTCATCATTTAACTCTTCTACTTCGCCTTCTACATAATCATCAATTAAATCTGATGTTGCTTCTTTTCTAAGTTTAGGTTTTTCTATTACTGGATTTTCTACTTTTTCTATCTCTGCAGAAACTTCTTTGTGGTCTGCTTTCATATTTTTAATTATAGTTTCTTTGTTCTTATCGTTACCATAAGCTTTAGCGAAGTCTTCTTGTTCCATGTTTTCTAACTCATAAATAGCATTATATAATTCATGAGCCTTAGCTTTTAGTTCTTTAAGATAAGTTTGTTTTGCTTTATCTATTGATTTACCTTCAAATGTTTTCTTTTTCATTTCCCCTGTCTCCTTTAGCTTATCTGCAAATTCTTCATAAACTGCTTTGTGTTCCTCATCTTCATTTGCTAAGTTTTTAATAGACTCTACTAAAGTCTTTTTATTTTTAGCAGACTCTGTTAGAGTTGCTACTGCTGTTTGAAATGATGGATTATATACAAAGTCAAATGTCTGTAGGTCAAACCCTTCTGGGTCTATATCTTCAAATTGGATTCCTGTAGACTCATCAACCCTTGTAATAGTATCTCCAAGAGCTCTTGAGCTTACACCAAGAAGTTCACCACCACCATAGCGTTTAGCGTACTCTAAAAATGTCTTAACAATACGACCCTGAGGTGTATTCATTATATGTGCTACACCATCCCAAGAGCCATTGTCATTACGTGTTACGTCATGCCAAACAATTGCGCCTTCCTCTAGTCTAAATTGTGCTCTGTCGTCTAGTGGGTGGTCTAATGAACCAAACAATGAAGATGGTCTAAGTTTACCAGACTCATCTATAAACTTACCACCCTTCGCAAATGCATTCTTACTTTCCCAGACAGCTTTTGAGTATCTTGTACTGTTTTGACTGATTTTATTTTCTACTGTCATACCATCAACTCTAAAAGTACCTAAGATTGGAGAATCTTGGTCTTTAATAGGTTGATAACTTTCAACTATCTTATTGCTATATTTTGTAGCTGTTAATATTTTTTTACTCATTCTTCCTCCTACTTTTGTTATTACCAATATTCCTACCAACCATCGTCGTAGTCGTCTTTTGTTTTTATTACTTGGTATAACGGTTGTCTATTATCCATAGTCTATTCCTCGTCGATTTTTCTTATTCTGTATGCCCTTAGGCCTCTGTCTTCAAATGGTTTATAAATGAATTCTACCCTGTCTCCAACAGATAGGACTCTGCGACCTTCCATTAATATTTGTGAGAAGTGGAAATACACGTCCTCATCTAAAATATCATCACATGAAATGAACCCGAACCCCTTTACTGGGCTAAATGATTTAACTACCCCACGTGACTGTTTACTTATCTCTACCATAACTTCTTCTCCTACTTTAATTTTATTGTTACTTTTGCACTATGTTTAGTTGTAATCTACTAAAGTGCTATACATAATATATATATACTTTTTAGTTGTTTTAACTAGTTTTACTAATTTTAAAACTACTATTCGCTATAATAATTATATAAGTCTTCATCCCATAATTCTACTAACTCATTAGAAATATTTTCAGCTAGTGTGTTAATTGGTTCTGTATCGTTCTTAAGCATATAAGCTGCAGCTATTCTATTTACGTTTGATTCTTTTTGAATTTCTTCTATATATACATTTATAAATGTATCTAATTCATCTGTAATATACAACATACCTAAGCCATCAGTTAGTGCGTCATGGCTGTTAAGGTTTGGTGAATTTAGTACGCTATCTCTTATATTGTTTAGTATTTTTTCTAACATGTTTATTTACTCCTATGTTCTTTTAAATTTTCTACAACTAATTCTACAGTATTTTCTTTTTGTTTTTTTAATTTGTAATATTCATTTACTAAGCTCTTGAATCCTAGTTTCTTAATATTATCATATTTTAAGTTGAAATGGTGTTTACCTTGCCACTTACCTGATTCTAAATATCTTATGCATTTTACAAAGTACTCATCTAAGAACTTTATTGATTCAGTTGTGTTTATGTTAGGTAAGTACCATCTAGACCAGTTTATAGAATCGTCTTGGTCTGAGTATAACTTAAAGTTTAATTTTCTTATATAGTCTCTAAGAGCTGACCTTAGTGGTACATTCTTTTCTTGCATCCAAATTCTATACCACTTAGCTCTACGTTTCATTCTAGACTTCATCTTAGCTACAGCATCTGGGCTTATATCTATTATGTTATCTTTGAAATAGAAGCCTAAGAAAGTTACACCTGTCTTAATATTTAATATCTTTGTCTTATTTTCATTTATGTGTATTTCCAAAGGTTTTATCTGCTCTAAGAAGAAGTCATATGCATCTTTTCCTATTACTAATACGTCATCAGCATATCTAATATACTTGTAACCTTTTTCATACATAAGTGAGTCAACATCATGCATATAAATATTTGCTAGTATTCCTGCAATAGGTGAGCCTGCCATAACTCCCTTAACCTCTTCTATTACTTCTCTACCTTTAATTGTTACTTTATCATTCCTAAGTGTTAACATTATAAACTCAAATAGTTCTTCATCGTCTTTAAGAAAGTCTTTTAGTATTGGTTCTAATAAGTCTATATTAATAGTGTTGAAGTAGTCTGAGAAGTCTGTCTTATATATAGTATCCTTCTCTGTTATTCTGTATTTATCTAACAGATTAAATGCAGACTTCACAGAACGACCTTCTGTATAAGCTAATGAATTGCGGCAAAATACATTATTATATTTTTGTAACATATAATAGCTTGTGATTTTAAGTATAGTCCTGTAAGTGTTTGGATAAATATAAACTGTTCTCTTCTTTGAGCTGTTTATCTTGCTTAGTTGTACCTTGTGTGGAATCTTAAACTCTTTTAAAAATTGTTCTGTGAAGTCTGCATACTTATTATGCTTGATTATTCTTTTAATCTGCCTAATAAGTTTAGCATCCTTAAATTCTCTTTGTTCTTCTTTTTCTAAGAAAGAAGTCCACGCTTCTTTACTATTTATAAACTCGTAATAACTCATTGTTAACTCCTTAAGTTTTAATGTTAATATGGGTGGAACATATTATCTGTGTGGGCTATGTATGTGGGTCCGTATTTTTTAATTATGTCTGAATCTTCAGCTGTTATGAATATAATTCTAGCTATTATTTCATTTTCATCACTAAAAGTAATTATCATATCTTCTCGTTTTATTACAAGTTCACCTGTAACACGTAGTTTCATTAGTCTGCTTGCTAAATCAATAAACACGTTTGATACTACAATAGACTCTAACGAGCGATGGCCTATATCAAGTAGTTTATATATCTCAAGGTCAGGGAAGTCTAATAGTATTTTTATTATTTTCTTTTCTTCCAAATCTTCACGGAAAACTTTATGAAATAAGTTTATGAATTCCTGCTCTATATAATCTACTATATTAAAATAGTCTTTAACATTATATATGTTTTTTACTGCAATAAAATGTTGGTACTTTATTGCAATTTCATTAACTATAAAGTTATTTAATATTTCAAATGGTAATTCTGTTAGTTCATCTATTATATCTTTACCATATCCATCAAATTGGTAACAATTACTGATTAGGTTATTTATGGAACCGAAGTCTTGTTTTACACTACTTTCCGTAAATAGTTCTTTAGTTATTGCTATCTCATTATCTTGCACAAATATACATAATATATTTACATTTTTGTCTTCATTTAATATTAGAAACATTTCACTTGGTTTTAACATTAGTAATCCTCCAGTATTTGCATAGCACTATCATATACATTTAATATACCAAGTTGTCTAGTTATATCTACCTTTATGTTGTCATCTATTGGGTATAGAAATGTATATATTTGTCTTCCATCACTAAAGTTTACAGTTATTTTATTAGCTGATTCTCTTTTTACTATCACCGTTTTATATGTCTCATTATTTGTTGTCAGCTCTAGTATATCATTAATTAACAACATTACATAGTAAGCAAACTGCGATGTAAAAGTCTCTGACCTATATATTTCATAAAATTCTATGTTTTTGTGGAGGTGTGACAAGAATAATATATACTTATCATTATAGTGTCCCTTAGTAATATACTTATAGTTAATACCATCAAATAGCTGCGCTATTGATTTTTTAAGTGCTGCACCAGTTAATGTTCTGTCAAATACATCAATTATACTAATTTTACTAGCCTCACTCTTTATATATGATAATACTAAGTCTTCACCTAGGTCAACTATTTCACTAATTATGTCATTGCCTAAGTCTCTAAAGGCATCATTTATCTTTAGTATATTTTCAAGTGAACCATATTCATTATTTATATAATCTTTAGTTAGCTTTGGTGAAGATAAACTAATCTGTTGTTTAGAATTGTCTAACTCCACAATTAATTCCCTATCTTTGTATACATGTCTTATAGTAAATGTGTCTTGATTACTCATAATAACACACCTAACCTTTCATTGACTTTATTAATGCCTCTATTTGCGTTCTAATCCAGTTTTCTAAATTGCCTACATGTTCTTCAACCAATTTAATAGTTTCCGCTGATAGCATAGCCTTCGCTGTCTCTACTGCCTTAGTTAGTGCTTCTACTTGATTATCTTTATCAAACTTTCCATCTTTCTTAAGTTGGTCGACGAATGTTTGTTGGACTGCTAATACTGATGCATGAACTGCTTCTGATAAAGCAATCATAGCATTTTGCATGTTTTCATTTTTAATTTTATTTGTTATCCAGGCTTTAAGCGTTGTAAACCCTAAAGTAATTAATCCTGCTACGCCTAATGCGACAGCTGTTATGATTATGTTAAACCATTCAGTGTCTAATATTGTTAATATGTTCATAACTTCCTCCTTATTATTCTACTCTATTTATGTAGTCACTTACTACATAACCATTATCTTCTAAGAAGTCTACTAGGTCTGCTATTGGTCCAAATACTTCAACTTCTGGCCAACCAGCTGGACCTTCTTCAACTACTATGTTAAAACCAAGTGTTGGATAAGATTCTCTATAATATTCAAGTTCATCAAAATCTTCTAATACCATGTCTACTACTGTAACGTATATTTTACTCATAATTTTATACCTTTCTTACTATATATAATAGTATCTTGTTTTTGTTTTATGTTTAGTCTTATTAGTCATTTAAGATGCATAAGTTAGGTATGAGTCCATTATCTTCTAAGAAATCTTCATACGTAACGTAGTCAGTATCTCCATCGTTAACCTAGTCATTAAATTCAGACCTTGTTGGGATATCCTCATCACTATCATCATCTAAGTATTTAAAATATCCAGAGCTGTATCCAGGTGAGCTTGTATTAGCTGGAAATGCTCCTGTAGCGTGTACATAAACTGGGTATTCTCTACCGTTTCTATTTATTGCAACTTCTATATCATCCCCGTGTATGATTGCGAACTCTTCTAATTCTTCAATTAATTCTCTTACTGTCATATTGATTATTTTCCTTTCTCAATTTCTATAAGTTCTTTCTTTACTCTTACTGGTTTACGCATTTTATAAAGTTCATCAAACTTCTCCTGTGTTCGTCTACCGTAAACTTCACACATCTCTGTATACTTTGCCTGTATATCAGAGTTACCACCTATTGCTTTATATAATGGAAATATTTTATCTACATAGGCCTTATCGTGGTCTGTTAGTTCCCCAGTTTCTCTAAGTTTATAGTATATTCTACGAATATCTTGTTTATATGATTCTATTAGTGCATCTTGAATTAATTCATGTGCAGCATTGTTTTTTTCTGCATCTTTCTTATAGTTGTCTGACATTAAATCTATCTTATTCTCAATATTTAGAAGTCCTACATTAAGACGCTTTTCGGAATCTTCTCTTTGTAATGCTAATTTGTTATTAATATATTCATTATGCTCACGTAACTTTTTATCTAACACTTCTACTATCACTGATTTAAACGATTTTTTAATATTAGATATAAGAGCCCATATAGCTGTTATTGCACCAGCTAGTGCGCCTAAACCAAGTATTAAAATAACTACTTGTGTTGTATCCATACGACTACCCCTTCTACTGTATATAACATTTCTAGTTCCTCCTGGTTAATTAAAATAGCTTAGCCTTTGTTTTTTTGAGTAAAGACTAGAAAAACCTCAATTATTTTAAAAGTTAACATTTAGCTTGTTTATTCAGCTAAGGTTGCTGTATCGAAAGTTGCAAGTGTTAGTTGTTCACCTGTGCCATCATTTAAGTCATATGTCATAAATACTCTTAGTGTATATTCTGTATCACTTATTAGTTCTTCAAATATTCTTAGGTCATTACTAGGAAGTGTAGTAACAACACTATCTGGGTCAACTATTTGTAGCTGGTAATTTACTAATGAGTTTGTTGGGTCAGTTATAGTATAATCGAATTCAATAGTTGTTGCAGTTGGAACAACATCTGTAATAACAGCAGTAGGGACTGCTTTAGCTAATGTCTTTATATCTTTGCTTACTGAGTCAGATTGTTCACCTGTGCCATCATTTAAATCATAAGAATAGGTAACTTTTACACTATATTCTGTGTCAGATAATAAATTATCAAATGTATTTAGTTGTAAATCAGTTAGTGCTTCAACAAGTACATCTTCCTTATAAAGTTCTATATCTGTTACTTCTATGAATGTTGAATCAATATCAACTACGTTAATATTAAAGTCTACTGATTCAGTACTACTAGTTATAGTTGGTATACTAACAACTGGAGCTACTTTAGCTAATGTCTTTATATCTTTAGTAATATCTATTGTTTCTGTAGCATCATCTATGGTATAAGAATAAGTAGCTTTTAATGTATATGTAGTATCTGACAGTAGATTTTCAAATTTAGTTGTATCAAAGTCAGCTAATGATTCAACTAGTTCTGCACCATTATAGATGCCTACTGCTGAGATTGAACCTACTTTATATACATCTATAATATCTAAACTGAACACTATAGAATCTTGAGTAGCAACAGGGTCAATAAGATACATTTCTGGGATTGCAATTTCGTCTCCTGCTAATAGCTCTAATTCATATTTTACACGTAGTGCTTCTTCTTTTGTTTCTAGTGGACCTGTATTTAGAAGAAATACGGTTCCTGGTGATATAACAATTTGTACTGCCCATTTGTTAGAGGAGTTAACATTAACTACTCTTATCTCTGATATGGAGTATTTGTTAATAGACACCTCATTATTAGTTGCACCCTTCAGAGGAATGTTTATGAATATTCCTGTTTTTTTCCAATCCATTAGTTAGTTTCCTCCTTATTGTTAGTTTTTGGTTGTTTAATATTAGTTGGTTTATGTAGTTCATCTTTAGCCACAGTTGCTTCTTCTCTATTATATATAATAACAGGTCCTGGGTTATCTGCGAATACTAGGTCTACACTAATATCTTCTGGGTTAGGGTCTACATAAGGAAATGCTACCAAGTATACCCCATTCTTGTTAATTAATATGTCTATAGCGTCTTGCATATACTCTATACCTTCTTCTATATCCATACCGTCATCTGCTAATACCGAGAATAGCCAAGTATATTTATCATCTAAAACTATATTAGATGCTTCTCTTTCTACTTCATGTTTATTGGTAGCTTCTTTTCTTACCTTAGGTCCTCTAAGTAAGTCTAGTCTAGCTGGTATAACATACTCCTTGTTACAATCATCACAAGCTCTAGAAGTGATACCAATATTAACTGGGTAAGGGTCATTACCATAACCTATTATAGGTTTTTCACAGATACAGCATTTAATTTTATCTTTATTATACTTACCAAAGTTTTCTAGTAAGTGTCCTGAGTCGTCCTGTGTAGCAATATAAATATGCATACCATGCTTAGTAGGTGCTACAAGTAATTCGTGTTCTTTATCACCTAGGGGTTTTAAATTGTTCACAAATTTTTGTAATTGCTTATCTATATCTTTAGGTAATTCATTCTTCTTATCTCCAACATACTGTGATATATAAATATCAAAGTGGTCATCATTTTTAGATACTGAAACATGCACATTCTTTTTATTAAAGAACTCAATTAGTTTGTTTTCTATTTCAAACACACTCATGTTTGTTGATTCTGTCTTGAATCTGAAATTTCTCATTTTACTTTCCTTCTTTATTTTTTTATTATTTGATTTTTGTTTGTACCCCCAGATAACAGGTCTGTTTGCTGGATTCCAATTATCATCCCAATTAGTTGGTTTACTAGTTGCTTCAGCGTAAATAGTTAAACTCGTGCAACCTATGAATGCATTATTACTTATACTTGTGACACTATCTGGAATTATGATGCTTGTTAAACTTTTACAGTTTCCAAATGCTCTATTACCTATACTTGTGGCACTATTTGGAATTGTTATGCTTGTTAAACTCGTGCAACCTATGAATGCACTACTTCCTATACTTGTGAGACTATTTCCTATAACTACGCTTGTTAAACTCGTGCAACCTATGAATGCACTACTTCCTATACTTGTGAGACTATTTCCTATAACTACGCTTGTTAAACTCGTGCAACCCATGAATGCATAATCCTCTATACTTGTGACACTATCTGGAAGTTTAACATCCCTTAAATTGCGTCTTCCTCTAAATGCTCCGTTTCCAATAATCTCTACATTATCTGGTATAATTACTACAGGGTCAGAAGCATAATATTTTACTAATTTTGTATTGTTAATTAAGAATTTTGGAATTAGCCCTTCTTCGACTGGGTCTTTGTATACAAATATATCTTTGTATTCTAAGAGGCCTGCATATGCTAAGTCTTGTGGTTCTTGGTCTTTCTCGTCATTATCTAAAGAATCCCACACATCTATGCGTCCATCTTTATTTATAAGTATAGCTACTTTATCGAATTTATCACCTTTATAGTTCTTCCTAATACAAAAGTATATAGTAAAGTCCAACATGTAGTATTCAAATAGTCCAGGTTCGTCAAGCATAGATATGCACCATTTAGTGTTTCTACCATAGTAAACCGAAGCATCACGTGTTTTAATTCTAAGTATTACCCAATCGTTATCAATGTGCACTAATTCAGAACCACTTTTAGCATCTTTAATAAGTTGTGCTTTTGACTTTGTATTACGTAGGTTTTTTATCTCTTCAATAAACTGTCTTGGTCTTTTATACCAAAATTGTATTTCTTTAAATATGGGGTTTTTTATTCTATGTCCATCTTTAAATTTTATGAAATCTTTTACTAACTGTTCTGCTTCTTCCCTAGATGTTCCATAATTATAAAGTATGTCTTCCATTCTAGTGAAGTCTGCTTTAGCTTCTAATATTGCTTTGTAATTAATAGTAAAAACCCCCTCTCATTATTTATTATCATCTTTAAGTAGTTGTTCGTCTTTCATTCTATCTACTTTTTTACCCTTCTTAACTTTAGGTTTAATTGTTTCATTTCCTCTTAAGTCTCTAACAATACTGTTATTCCAGAATGGTAATGCGATTAAAGTAGCTAGCGTATGTTTACATACTGTTTGAAGTGGGATGTTTCTAGTAGGTTTTATATCATTCTTAACCAAGGAATATTTTTCTTTAGTACCCTTGTATTGTTGACCCCAATATTTAGCAGCTGGACAGGTACAACTAACTTGTAAGTCTCCACCTAGTGCAAGTCTTACAATATCTCTATCATTTATCTCTCTACCTTCTTGTTCGTTAACTTCTACAACCCAATCTAATTCATTCATCTTAACCTTAGTTATATATGAAGTAGGCTTACCTGAATCTTTGTTTTTCTTAGGGTCCTCTGCTGTAACTACAAATACTATATTATTGTCGTCATCAAGTCCCATATATTTAGCTGAACTCTTCTTAGCTCTTTTAATTCTCTCTGGGTCTGAACTCTTAGACATGTCTTTTAATTGTTGGTATGTATATTCTCTAAGTAGTGTTCTATATCCATTTGTCTCTAAAGCTTCTTCTAAAGTTTTAATTTCCCCATCTTCTGTTTCAAACTCTATAAATTCATTCTCTAACATATCTTTTATTTCTGCTAAAGTATTTTCATTTATTAGGTCTCTAAGTTTACCTTCATAAACATTATGTTCTTTATTTCTTTTAGACTTTATAAGTGGGTAATCAAGTTCTTCTTTATTTGTAGATTCTGCCAAGTTTTTAATCTTAAGTGTTACGTCTTCTTTATCTGTTGATGTATCTATGTGTTTAGTATCTATACCAACTACCGTATTAAATACATATTTGAATAACTTATCTTTAGAAATAAATCCAGCGAATAATTCATTAGTTGCAAGGCTTATAATATCACTTGCAATATTTATAGAATCTTTAAGTCTTTCTCTATTATCTTGCTCTTCCCTAGTTGATATTTTACCAGATACAATCTTGTATTCAGGTATATTATTTTCACTACGTTTTGTTGAAGAATGGGTCCAGTAATGTATAATTATGTTATTAACTATTGCATGTAAGACGTTCTTAAGTCTCGTTATTCGTCTTCCTAAACGTTCATCTAGTTTAGTAACAGTACCATCACCCAAACCACCTGGAGTCGTTTCTTCAAACCCCAAATAAGCTTTAGGTGCAGCTAGACCTGCAAATAATTTATTTCTGTAATAGTCAATGTCAGCCATTTTGGTTTCACCGACATCACCACCAACTTCCTCTACAGATACTGAACCCTTCTCACCTTTAGTAGGTATATAGATAAAGTCATCTATTGGAATAGGTGATTGTCTACTTTGGTATTTATCTGATGTCTGGTCTATTGTCTCAGTTGCTCTAAATGAGTTCTTAACTGCGTTTATAATCTGTTCTGCTTGCTTATTATTAGAATCACTAACATCTATCTTAACTAGTTTAAACTGTCTAGATTTAGTTAACCTGTTAGCAAATAATGCATCTTCCATGGCACTAAGTGTTTCCCATGTTTGAATAACAGGGGCTAACATAGAACGTCCTGTTAGTATTGACAGTTCTTCTTCATTGCTTCCGAACTTTGACTTTGTTTCTACGACCATCTTTCCAACTATCTTATTTGTGTTGAATCCTGCTATATACCTAGACTTATGTTCTATAGTATATCCAGTAGTGTTATCTTCCTTATCTCTAAATATGCTGATATTAGACATATATGGGTTATCTTCTTTTAGTTCTTCAGGTGCTACTGCAAAGTATTTAATTATATTCTGACCATATGTTAATGCTTTAATTTTTGATGGGTCTTGAACTGGTGTGAATGACCACTCTCTACCATCATTACTAGCTGCTGTATCTAAGAATATATAACCATCTCTAGCTATATCCCTAATTATCTGCCAAGCTTCTGTATCTATATTAACAGTATTCCATAAGAAGTCATTAAGTTCTTCTTGAAATTGCTTGTCTGATGATTCTACGGCAATAACATGGCCTGTCTTTTCATTTACCTGTGTAGCATTATCTGCATATAAATCTAATACGCCTGATATAATAGCATCGTTATCCATTTGCCTATATAATTGTATAAGCTTGGAATCATCTGAAGCTGCTACGTCTGTACTAGACATTAATCTTTTCTCATTAGATGCTAGAGATGTAATAGGTCTTTCTGTGTTTTCTTTTAGTACTACAGGTTTTACTTCTCCATTTACTAACCTTTTAGCAGGACTAAAGATTCTTGATATTAAATTAGGTCTTTTGTTTTCTGCCATTTAACTAATCCCTCTTTTTCCTATGTTTTTTATAATTATTGTGTTTCTCTACGTTTTTCTTTTCTAAGTATGCTTTAATACTTTCTTTTAAAGTTAGTTTGTTTTCCTTCATGTAGTATTCAATCCAGCGTTTAGCTTTAGCTGTTAACATTGTACTAACATTATCACTACATAGAAATTTGTTATAACCTTTATGACCTCTAATACTTTCATAATCTATGATATATTTAGTCTCTAGATTGTTTAGTTTTTGTTTTAGTTCTTTTTCTGTAGATGCTTCTACTTCATCTAATATGATATGCTCAAAGTTATCCCAACCATACTTTACTATATCTCTATAGAATAATCTCTGACCAGAATAATTTTTACCAGTTTTACCCCAACGTGTTTCTGGGTTTTGGATTGTTTGACCTATATAAACTTTATTATTAAACTTATTTTTATGTTTGTAGATAAAGCCTTTATAAGTCATATATCATACTCCAAACTTATCTGAGTCAAATTTAATATAACTATGGTTAGATGGGTTTTGCTCTTCTGTACCCTCTTTAGCTTTATCGAATTTGTATGGCATAAGTCTACATGTATAGTTTATACTAACTGTATCTATATGAACATCTACAACATAGAATCTATTTTTAGCATTTGGGAGAAAGTCATAATAAACGTCTATCAATGTTCCCCTTATTATTTTAAGTGGTTTAAGTTCATAATTATCACTTACACCATTTTGTACTAAGTCTGCATATTCTTTACCATCTAATGCCAGTTCATTTACAACCTCACCTGTAGTTTTATTATATATTAAATGCGTTGGGATATAAGCTAACTGTGGAAGGTTTTCCTCGTCTTCCCTATACCAACCAAACTTCTTTAATACCTGTACTTTTGGTCTCTCATCATAAATTATATATGTCTCTACGGGCTCTTTATATGTAAATTGTTCTCCAGATAAAGAGGTTAAATTGTATTCATCTACTGGTGTTATATCTACTTTACTACCTTGCATGTACCCAGCTTCTAACATTTGAATAGTTAAATAATTTTTCTCCTGTATGCTAGGTTGTATCTTGGCTTGTCTTAATGCCATTATGTTAAACCTCCTTAAAATGATAACTTATACTTTTAACCTGTCTAGTAAATTAATAGTTAGTCTTAGCTAAAGTGTTTGATTATGCGGTAGCTTGAACGAAAGTTTGGGATACCGCATCCGAGGTGGATTTCCGAGCGTTAGTGAAACGGGAGCTCTGATTTCCACCTTATTGTTAACTGTATAAGTTAAGTGCTAGAACACTTTATGTATTTAATATTCCATACTTTTAACCTGTCTAGTAAATTAATAATTAGTCTAAGAGCTAAAGTGTTTGATTAGATGATATCTCGAAACGAAAGTGTAAGGATATCATCTGCTTGCTGGCTTACGCATAGTGAAACGGTGCTACGCCCGCAAGTTTATGTTAACTGTATGGAATTGTGCTAGAACACTTTATGTATTTAATATATTTCATACTTTTAACCTGTCTAGTAAATTAATATTAATAGTTAGTCTTAGCTAAAGTGTTTGATTTGATGATATCTCGAAACGAAAGTTTAGGATATCATCATCGGTGTCACAACGTTAGTGAAACGATAGTGTGACCTCGAAGAAATTTTGTTAACTGTATGAAATTGTGCTAGAACACCTTACATAATATATATATACTTTTTACTTGTTTTAACTATATAAAGGTATAAAAAAGACTTATTTTGTATAAGTCTTGTTTATGCTATACTTCTTTATTGTTCTGTTGATGGTATTTCTATCTATATCTGCTAATTTAAATCTATTTAGACGAGATAACTGAGATACAGTTAGTCCTTTATTATTCTCTATTCCTATAATAATAATTGCTTCCTTAATTAATCTTAAGACTGTTGAATAAAGTAAAGGAGGTAATATTTCAGAGCCCACATTCAATATCTTAGTTAACTCATTTAAATTCCCATTTAATGAAGTTAGTAATACTATTATAAAAGCTCTATAGTTATCATCTAAATTATCCCTACCTAACAGTTCTATAAACTTGTCGTACTCCTCATTATTTAATGTATAATGATATGAGTAATCTTTGGCTGTGACTGGTCTAGTCAAATTATCCTTCTCCTAGCTCTTCTTCCTTATCTTGCACTTCTAATATAGCTTTCTCTACTATGTATTCATCTATTATTGCTATAGCCAGTTTATTTAATAGTTCAGAGTCTTCTTCTTCTATTTCTGGAGCTATAGTACTCATTGTGCTAAACATATTAACTAATTTACTTGATACTATTTCTTTAAGTAATTCTAACTTATACTTATTTAATCTATATCTACTTATTATCTTATCTAATAACTGTTCGTCTACAAAATATATGCTATCTATTGCTACGTCTTGTTTTAAGTAGCGGCACATATCTATATAATCTGCTTGGTCTTTTCTCTGCTTCTTTAATTTTCTTATATAAAGCGAAATATATGACCTGGACCTATTATAGAAAAACTTCTCTAGATTTAGTTCTAACTTCTCCTGCTCAGTAAGACTTTTATATCTATCAAGTAGATACATTATAGTCTCTTGAATACAGTCTTCTCTCTCTGCAGTACCTTCATAAATCAATCTTCTGGGAACGTAACTATTTAAAAATACATAAAGTTGCTCTACTAATTCATCTATAGTGATGTCATTAGGTATATTTGCCTGGAATAGAGCCATTTATTTTTTTAGTTTAGAAACGAGTCAATGTCTACTGGCGAGTCATCTTCGTCGAATTCTTCAACTTCATCGCTTTCAAAATATTCAGCTTCTGTTTCATTCCCGGTGTCAATCTCAATTTGTTGACCTGATTTTAATGTGTTTACAACTGCTTGTAGTTTATCAATTTTATTTTGTAATGCAGAGCGTTCGTGTAACGCGGTAACTGATTGAACTAATTTTGTTAACTCTGTAACTGGTTGAATTTGTGCCTTATTAGCTACTTCTAGCAGTTTGATAAGGTCTTTAGTTTCCATATCATTAATTTCTTCATCTGACTTTAAGATATTTAATAATTTGTCAGCTAATTCTTTAAATATTGGGCTTACTGTTGTTTGATATTTAACGCTTGCTATAACTAAATCAGTTAGACTTTGTACAGTGTTTCCAATCAATACTTGATTTTTATCTTTCATACTTTATTCTCCTATTTCAACTTCTCTATGTTTTGTTTATTTTTGAATCTCTCATTTATTGCAAATAAGAATTCATCGATGTCTGAGTTTATTAACCCCTTATATCTTAATAACACTAGCAGTATTAAGAATGACTCAGCTTCATCATGGCTTAACTTCCTTACCTTCTCTGTCCCATCCTTTTTCAATTTATCTGGATTGTTAATATTTATAGTAAAACCTACTTCTCTTAGTTTATCTATAATAGAATTAACAACGTATAAGCTTGCTTGTTTTTTATTTAATTTAAACTTCTTAGCGATTGGTGTATTTAAGTGTGCTACGTAACTAGGTTTAATAGAATATAATTCTTTTATTTTTTCTGTGCTATTAAGTTTACTATATAAAATACCTGCTAAGATTCCTAAACTAGATGCCTTAATAGAAGAGAATAGAGGTTCTTCTGTAATTACTATTGTATCACTGGTTATAAGTTCCTCTATTTTATCTGCTATGAAAGAAGCCCTGTTAAGAGTTAACAAAAAGTTGTCATTTGTTCCTACAGGGCTAATAGTGTAAAAGTCTATTTGTTTATTGCTTAAGTCTAATACTGTGATTCCTGTTTTAGTAAAAGATGGGTCTATTGCACATAATAACATTAATTAGTTATTTAATTAAATCGTCTAGTGTAATTTCTGTTACTGGGTCTTCTTTTTCTTCTACTTTAGCCTTAGCTTTTGTTTTACTTGTTTTATCTGCTGTCTTAGTTGTAGCTGGTAAACCTAGCATATCATCTAAATCATATTCTGTAGTATCTACAACTTCTTCTTTTTTAGACTTCTTAACAGGCTTAGCTTCAACATCTGTGTCAAAATCTGTTGCAGTAGAGAATGCATCTACGTAATCTGTTCTACTACTTCCAATAGGTGTTCCTGTACCTGTTTTACATGCAGCATTAATATATGCCTTAACTCCGTTTTTACCTAGATAAGAATAAACATAGAATGAAAAGATGATTTCACCTTCCATACCTGAATATATCTCATCTAGTTCGTCTTCTTCTACCTCGTGAGCTCTACCTGTATCATTATTTAGAATAAATAATTTAGGTTGGCTTTGAGTAGATGTTTTTAATACCCATTTACCTGCTTCTAACTCATTATCGTCATCACCTTTACGTAAAGGTAGATTTAATGTCTTAGGGTTAAATTTACCCTTCCATTTATCTGCTTGACCTTCTTTAATTTTCTCGCTAAGGTATTCTCTAATTGCATTTAGTGTTTCTTCATCATGTATAATGAACTCTGTACCATAGTTACCTGCACCGAATGAACCTTCCGGTCTTGGGAATGCTAAGTATGAATAACTAAATACTCCTGGATTAGTTTGAATCTCTGTAATTACACCTGATTCAGTGTGTCTTTTAACTCTTAAACTCATTTATATTAACTCCTTCTTTATATATAATAGTATCTTAGTTTTAGTTTATGATTAGGTTTGTGCACAGTGCACAGTTAGAATCATTGAAGATTAACAAGAATAGCTCTGTTAGCTATACTTTTAACCTTTAATTGTTTTTTTAGCCTTAATTGGCTCTGCTTCTGCATGTTCAGGCGAATATTCCTCATGTTCAGGTTTTACTTCCATAGGTTCTACTTCTACAGGTGCTACTGTTTGGGCAGGTTCATCTCTATCTATAGTAATAGAATATACCCTAACGTCTGCACCGAATAGCATTGCTCTAGGTTCTACGTCATTTGCTGCTAATAGTTCAACTGTAACTGTGTTTGTCCTCTTATTTTGATGAACTGATATAACTTCAAACATTGATAATGCTGTTACTTCAGCAATTGTTTCTTCATCTACTAGGACAGCCTCTTTGTTTTCCTTCTGTAGGGCTATAATAGTAGATTCTTTGATGTCTTTAGCATCAATTACCTTATACTTTATTGTCATGTGTATTCCTCCTTACATCTATAATAGTATCTTAGTTTTAGTTTATGATTAGGTTTGTGCACAGTGCACAGTTAGAATCATCTGAATTTATTTATATTATGTCAGTTAATATATTTATCTAGTAAATCTTCTAAACTAGCCTTACCAGATTTATACAAAAGTTTAGTTTTCTCTAACTCAGTGTTTATTTCTTCTTTCTTTTCTTCCTTTGTGCTAAACATTTCTCCAAAGTTATCTGAATCTGGGTGTTCTGTAATAAATCTTTTTTTATCTAAGTCTGACATTTTATTCCATAATGCCATACCTAGAGCATAAACGTCATAATTAAATAATTTCTCTAGCGCGTCAGTTACTTTATACTGTCTTTTCTCAGAAAAACAATATAACGATTCAGAGCCTTCATTGTCATATATTGCAGCTGAAGGTGTTTCTGTGTTTTCATGGAATGGACAAAAGCAAGGTTGACCTGCAACATAACGACCCTCTGGATTATATTTTTTTAACGTCTTTATTAAACTATATGATTCATTTACTAGTAATTTTAATTGCCACAGTTTTATTGTCATTATCTTTTGACTGCTCCTTTTCTTTATTTTTACCTATATAACCCACCTTCTTTAGGCCATATGTCATTTTTTGGTAGTCATCATAGTTATCCATATAGTCTCCTATCTCCAAATTTGACCCGGTTCGCATTTTAGCTTTAATTAAGCTAGTTACTCAGATTTATATTATAAATGCGAACAGGGCTAGTTTTGGCATCTATTTTCTTGTTTTAACTAATACTTATCAAATCTTCTAAACTAACACTAGCTTCTTCGTCAGAATCAAACACTGAAGCCTGAATTCCATCGTTTCTTAAGTTATTTAAAGGTCCAATATGAAAATACTCACCATAAACTTCTACTTGGAGTGGATTATCTGGGTTAAAGCCTTGTCTAGTCTTAGGAATATTTACTAACAAGGTATTTTTTACTTCCCAGTCCTTGTATAAAGTTATCATAGTTGCGCTGGTTCTTTCCAATTCATGTGAATCAGAAGAACAGCTAGCATCATATCTACCCTTCTTCTTAGGTTTAGAAGCTTCTGCATGGGCGTCTCTAGACGTTTGTGTTACAGCAAATACTGTAATTTGCCTTTCTTCACCTAAGAAGTTTAACATTTGTTCCCTGAAGAAGCTTACCCAGTCATTTATTATTTGACCGTCATATGAAGCTTTTCGACCAGAGCCAGATTTATACTTAAGTAATGACATTTGGTCAACTACAACAGCATCTAAACCTTTGCCTGTATCTTTCTTAAACTGATTATCTGCAAGTCTAAGTGTATTAGTCATATCTAGGAATGTATCATACTGTATCTTAGTAGAGTCCCAAAGTATAAAATGATTATCTAACTTCTTAACTAAATCATTATGAGTATCATTATAGATTTTCTTTTGTTCTGGTGTTAGTTTATTATCACGAATCCATGTAGATTCAATTAAATCTTTTTTGCTCGTTGCTGTGCTTGCTAAGTGGTTTAGTACCATTCTATCAAATATCCTGTCTTCAGTATCCTCTAAAGCAAGATATAGAATGTTATAACCAGCTAAGCAGTTTTGATAACAAATATTTAATGCATAAGTAGATTTAAAGCCCCCAGTAAATGCAGCTATGGTAATCATTGTACCTTTACCAGCCTTACCAGCATGTTCCTCTATTCTAGGGATTACTAATGACATACCATCTTTAGATATTTGTAAATCTTCATAAGCATTCTTTTTCATTGTTACTCCGTTCTCTGGAACAGTGTGTCTGTTTTCTATTAGAACATTACTGTTTATGATAGCTAGTTTCTCTTTTATTTCTTCTGGAGAAAGTTCACCTATCTTACCCCCAAGGTCAAGTAAGTTCTTAGATAAGTTACGCCTAAGCTGATTTAATCTAATATCAATTATTGCTGAATCTATAGAGTCTTTTGATAAATAGTTCTCAATTAAAGCATTAGGGTCATTCTCAGTGTAGTATGAAAATTTATCTTTTATAAATGATACTGTGGGTATAGCACCCATATGAATACCGCTTTTAATATCTGCAAGTATTTTTTTCTCAACCTCGTTTAGTGTTAGTTGAGTCTCAAGTGCATTAATCTTTTGCTCAATAAACTTTGTTTCTCTAGTGTTAACAATAGATAAAATTATATTACAAACAGTGTTTGTCATATAAGCTTTCTCCTAGGTCTTGTTGGTTTACTATTAGCATTTGACCCATTTGTAGAGAATCTGTTTGTATAACCGCTTGTTTGTGCTGTTATATCTAAAACTTGTAATCTATTGGAATGGAAGTATGCACGGATATTTGGGATTAGGTTAGGTATACTGACATTCATGTTATATGTGTTTACAAATATAACAGTAGTCTTACCTCTAATTCTCCTAAAGTCAGTTATCTCTATAACTAACTTTTCTAAATACTCACTTAAATTATCTACAGAGCTTAGTTCTATAAATGCTAAGTCAGTGTAGTATAAATCATTAGCAAAACCAAAGTCTTTCTCCATTTCCATGAAATGCTGGGTTGTTATAGTCTGACCTTTAGTTTCTATAAAGTCTAGTATCTTATCATCTTTAACAGAATAAAAAATTCCTAGGGTGTAGTATAATGCATTCTTGATATCATTACCAAAGATTAGCAATGGTCCAGTTTTTAGTTTAGAGAAGTCAATGCTACTTCTAATAACTTCAACTTCTCTTGTAAACTCTTCTTTATCTTGTTGACCTATAAGTATTTTATACTTATCAGCTAACAAATATTTATTTAACATTAACTAGTCAACTCCTTATCTAATATATCTATTAATATATATTATATGTATATATATTATATATATTATTATATACACACAGTATATAATATCTTTGTCTGTATCTTTATCTTTATCTTTATCTTTATCTTTATCTTTATCTTTATCTTTATCTTTATCTTTTGGATGTGTGCGTCAACGACGAGATAGCATGTTTAAACTGTTAACTTATTACATGGGTCTTATGAGAGCTTAAACAACGTTTCCAAACGTAGCCCAACATATAACTAACTTATATGTGTTAACCTTTCCCGAAGGCTTGTGGTTAACTGCGTTAATATCATAACAGTCGAGTTCGATACACAGCCGAACATAATCTAATCCTTACTATCCGTGCCAGATTAGATGCTAGGTTTTAACTTAAACCTAGTCAGTAAAATCTTACTTAACAACTCACAAAACTTATTAAACTCACAAAACTTATTAAACTTATGAAGCCTATTCTTCAGAAAAGGTATCATCATCATTCTCTGCACCATCTAAGTACTCCTTGTTAGTACCAACATCAACTCCACCATAGTTATCAACTATAGAAACAATTTCGTCATAGTTCTGCTCTACTAAATCCATTAGTTTAGCTTCACCTTGACATCTATGTGTTCCTGACGGTAGGTTTAATGTGAACCAACTTCCAGCTTTTTCAACATAAGGTTTTACTTCTCCAGTAGCTGGGTCAGTAATATTATGTTCCATTAACCAATCTTTATATGACCAAATGTTTGATGCACCTAAACCAAAGAATATTGGAAACTCTACAGTTGCGAATGGTTTAGTTAACCTGTTTTTACTAGTAGTTAATTGAATATAGACACCAATAGCGCCTTCTCTTTTATGAGTAAAGCTTCTATCTGGTGCTAACCAATGTTTTCTCTTTCCCCAAATTTCTGCTGAAACAGCATGTCTAATAGCTCTACAAGCTGATGCTTCTGTTCTAGCATTAAACCCTGATAAGTTTGTTCTAGCTTGGTGAATGAAAATTAAACACATCTCAGAAGCTTTAACAGTTGCTAACATAGCTCCAGCAACACTAGACCACATTCTAGCATTTAAAGCTGCTGCTTTATTATTTGTACCTAATGCATCATCGTCTAAATCTCTTTGGTCAACTACCATTGTATCTGAGTCAATAACGAATACTGCTGTATTTGGGTCAGTTGCAGCAATCTTTAATACAGCTGAAATCTGCTGAATAGTTGATGTATTTAATAAAAAGAATCTACCCTTAGGATTTTTCTTAGGGTGATATAGTAGGTCAGCAAAGCCCATACTTTCTATTAACTCAAACGAAGCACCACCTTCAGCATCACAGTAGTACACCTTAGATTCAGGATATTGCTCAATAATATTAAAACAACCTTGAAGAATCATAGTAGTTTTACCTACACCCTCTTCAGTTCCAATTGCTATAGCCTTACCTCTAGGTAAACCTCCATTAAGTAAAGCATCAAACGCTACTAACCCAGTTTTCCATCTTGGCGTTGATAGCGTCCCATCAGCCAGTACAACTGGTTCTTCAAACATTAAATCGCCAATAAGTTTATTTAACTTTTTTTGGTCGACTTTATTTTCATTTGACATTTGTTCTCCTCCTCGTATATACATAATAGTATCTAACTTTTTATTTATGATTAGCTTTAATATAATAGGCTGGGTATCTGCCTGTTTCATTAGTATTGCATTTCAAAGTAATGAAACTGTCTATAGCAAAATCAAAGTCTGATGTACCCAAACCTTTTAAAGTGTTAACTTTGTTCATCTTTAATACAAATATACTATCTAAATAATAAGGACTAAGTTTATGAGGGCAGACATAAATATCAATACCCTCATTAAATAACTTCCTAGCCTTAGATTTATTAATTTTTAACATATATTCCTCCTAAAATAATTCGTATGAATATTTTGGTCTCTTCTTAACTCCAATAAATTTAATCCAGTCAAACTCTATTTCTTCTGGTCTAACTTTAGTAATAGCTTCCTTATCTAAATAAACTTCAGGTAAAGGTAGATGCTTGTTCTTAAGCTGCTTCTCTAATTCTCTAATATGTGCAGTATACACGTGGATATTAGAATAAAAGAATGTAATATCTTTTGGTGTACTGTCTGTATAAGCTGCAATTATATGAGCTAGTAAAGCCATTTCTGCAATATCATAAGGAACACCTAAACAAAAGTCTGCACTTCTTTGCATAATAGTAGTATCTAAAAACTTATAACCGTGTTTAAAGTACGTATTAAATTGAATCATAGCAATACATGGCGGAATAGACATCTCATCTAAATCACCAACATTATAAAGATTAATAATAGCCCTACGATTAGTCTGCGTATTATCATTTAACATTTTGATTACCTCTTCAACTTGGTCTACACCGTTGAAGTTTCTGAATTGATATGCATAAGTCTTACCAATTTCTCCATTTTCATCTGCAAATTTGCTCCACACCATCACTTTATTATCTTCTAGGTATTTTACATTAGTTGTACCTGAAAGATACCACAGGGTCTCGTGTACGATACTCTTCTGTCCTACATGTTTAGAGGTCATAAGGGGAAAGCCCCTCGTTAAATCATAAGACAACACTTGATTATGTAACGCAAGTGTTGCTCCTATCCTAGTATTCTCAATGTGACCTTCTTCTAAAATCTTCTTCCCTAATTCTATATAATTCTTCATTTAATTCCTCCAATACTTTAATTATATATTATTTTTGTTAAAAAATGAACTAACAATATTTACTAGTTGCTCAAAATTTTGCTCTTTAACATAAAATTTCTTAAAATTATGTTGTTCCGCTAACTCAAAGAACTTACTATCTATAAAATATTTACTATTAACTATCCTCTTATCTTCCCTACTATCATAAATAGGTCTATCATTGAAGCATAGTATTACTAATATACCTTCGGACTTAACAAACTCTATTAGGCTTTGCTCCTGTTCTAGAGTTAATCTAGGTTTGCGGTTCAATACTTTCGAATATATTCTCTCATCTAAGAAACATCTATCAAATATAACATCTTCTTTTCTAAGTAACTCTCTACAGAACATGTAATCACTTGGGTCATTCCAAGATGAGTGAATATAACTTTTAATACCAAAGTGTTCCTGCAATTTCTTAGCTAAAGTAGTTTTACCTACGCCATCATTACCATCAATAATTATTCTCATTAAGATTCACCAGTATTAGGTTTAAATGAGTTATTACTATAATATGTTGTACCAGACTGCATAAATTCAAAGTCAAACTTTAGTGTAACAATTGGAATTATTAATTCTGCGGAATCTTCGAAAGATATATGTAAATTCTCATCTTGTTTAACAATATATTCAACACTATCAAATTTGCTAAGAAACTCAAATTCTTCAGCTAATAATACTTGTGGTTCTACAAAAGACGGTTCATTTAAAATTAGTTTAAGTATGCTAGCATCATATACACGTGACCAACCACCTTTATAATTAATATAAAAAACATCTAACTCTTCATCTAATTTAAATAACATTTTATATATGTCTATGTAGTCTAAGTCATCATATAAATGATTAAGACATGCTTCAACACTTTTATTATTATATTTAAATGGTTGGTCCGGTACTAAATTAAGCTCATTAAATACTGAACTAATTACTGTATTCATTATAATTCCTCCTTTTTATCAGAGAGCATAACTACTCTAACTGACTTCTTTTTTATATTTTCAAACTCTTTATCTTCTTTAATACTACGTTCAAACTCTTTCATATCTTTATAACTTTTGTAAAGGTATAGTCTGTCATCTTCAGCTACATATAGCAAGCCTATAGTATTATTTCTCATGTTTGTAACCTCCTCTATAAGGTTCATAACCTCCAGTATAACTGTGAGTTATCAACATTTCAACTAAGTTATCAATAAGTTCCCAGTTAATTATACTAATATCATTATCAAGTTCTCTGTTATGGAATGATTTATAAAATGTGTTATCTGCTCTATTATTCATTCTATATGAACAAGAAGTTGAATCATGTATAATATCTCTATCTGGTATTGCTACTATTAAACTATTTGATATATATGGACTTAAGCCATAATTATCACTAGGTAGTGTTTGTTGTAACTTCCTAGTCTTATGTAGATATCTTTTATCACCAGAATAATACAAAGCATCACCGAAACCAATTACATCTAATATAATAGCATATAAAGTAGTTTCCCACTTTTGTAAGCTATAGTGTCTACTACCTACCATACCTGTTTCTTCTTTATCAAAGAATACAACCTCTATGTTTCTACGTATTCTATTTAAGTCAACTGATAATATAAATTTAATTAATGCTGCTACAGCACAAGTATTATCGTTAATACCACTACTACCAGGGAACACATCATAATGTGCTCCTATAGTAATGTGTTTTTTTCTATTAACCTTTGTAGGATGTCTAAGGCTAACCACTACGTTACGAGATTCACCAACTGCATTGCCAAACTTACCTGGTTTAGAGATAACGGTGTGAACCACGTTATATGTTATTTTATTTTTATCTAATATTGACTTTAAGGCTTCTAACCTACTAATATTTTTAGAAAGTTCTATGAACTCTTCTACTATATCTCTAATAGTAATCATATTTAATATACACTTATTACTAATACATTCTCCTTAACTGACTGACTCTGAACATAATAATCGCGTTCAATTTTAATATAAGGTTCATATATAATAATGTTTTTCCTTTCATAGTTTTGTGGTAGACCGCTAAAAATTTCTACCCCATCTTCGTCTATTATCTTTATAACTGTTTTAGTAGTAGTACTGTCTAAAACGTCGTTTAATTTTAATATATCTCCCATTTCTAACCTTCCACTACTTATCTTTATTTAGTAGCATTAACATGCGTTCCAACTCCATAATAGTTGTATTTTTATTTTCATTAGATTTTTTTAATTCATAATTTTCTCTATATAGTTTCATGTACTTCGTATCTATTTCTCTATCGGGTATATTTGAAATTGATAGACCAATTTTCCTTGAAGCTTCTATCTCATCAAATAATTCATCTACCCTATCTAAAAAGTAACCTCTATCAGCTCTAGACATTTTATTATATTTCTTTATTGCATCTATGAATTCTTCTCTACTATACATTTATTTTCTCCATTTCTCTTTTCTAACTCTTTATTAACTCCAACTTTGTCTAACATAATTAACTCATATGTAAACTTATTAAACATATGATATACATTGTTAAGCTTATAAATAAGCACTTCGTTATCTTCAAATATATCTTCGACACCGTCAACTAACCTAGTGTTCATACCTTCCTCCTATATATAATAGTATCTAATCCTCAATCTATGATTAGTTCTAGTAGTAAGGATTATAATCTTCCAAACAATCTTTATCTATCTTATTACAAATACAACTTTAGAGTCATTTCCGAAACCACGCCAACATTAATCATCATAGTGGTCATCATAATTATCACTGTAGTCATAGTTTTGTGTATACTTATCAGCCAGTTCGTCAAGGTCATCTTCGTCAATCTTACTAATAGGTAAAACATGCATAGGGCTTGTGTCTCTTAAAAATACTTTAAACATTGCATGTTCAGCCATACCTACAATAAATATGTCAACGCGGCCTGAATAATACTCTATCTCAGTACATTCGTATTTGATACCTTCTCGTGGTGTTAGTATAAATACTTCTGATTTGAATATATTTTTCATATAGGGTATCTGTAAAATACTATCAGTAGGTAGTGTATAAGCTCTTTCCATTTTTACAAGCTTGCTAATTTTGTAATTCTTAATTTTAATTGTAATATAAAATATTAATAACACAACTAATACTATTGGTATTCCTATAATTAATCTCTCATCCATGGCAATCTCCCGTTCTTTGTATATATTTCCAATGTTACTGGTTTTGCTTTTGAATTAACTCTATGGTTAAATATTTTTAGCTTAACGTCTCCACCAAAAGTTTTTATTGTGTATACGTAATCATCGTTATTATGATAGCTACCATCGCAATCATCAGTTTTAATAGCACTACTATAATCTACAGTACAACCATAAATTTCACCATTATTTAATAACGACTCTTTATCTATATGAAAAATACTACATAAATTACTTTCGTATTGTTCATTTTTTATTATCAATACTACGCCATCTAATGTTAAAACTAGCTTACTAATTATTTTATTATTAACGAGTTTAGATTTAGTTACATTATATGATTTAATAGTTTTACCAGCTAAAGCTTCTATAAAGTGTGCTATCTTACCAGGATTATCTACTGTTATAGCTTTTTTAAGCACTTCTATATTTTTATATGTTCTGTTTTCTATTGACATAACTTAACCTCACCTTTATTAACTTCATATACGCGATTAGCAAAACTTCTAACGTTATTATCATGTGTAACAATTACAAACTTATATTTTTTCTCTTCTGCTAACCATTGTAGAAACTCTAGCACGTTATTTAAATAACTAACAGGTTTCTCTGTATAGCCTACTGAAGATAAAGAACCTGTAGATATCTCTTTAAGGCCCTCGTCTATAAACATTATACGGTTTAGGTCATAAATTTCAATATAATATATTTGAAGTAATAATCCTAAAGTAGAAAGTATTCCACCACCAACGGCATCAGTTATTTCCTGTTCTACTCCATCTTCAACTAATGTTAATTCTAAGCCTGTTTTCTTAGTATCTTCGCGCATAACTAACTTAACTTCATAGTTACGGTCTGTAAATATTCTCTTTAAAGCATATGTAAGAAAGTTCTCTAATTTATCTTTGGAATTATATGTAAGTTTCTCTAAGATTAACTTACATGCGTATATCAAATTTTCTAGTTCGTCTCGTTCTACTTCCATGTCATCTAGAGACTTAGTTAGAACTTTTTTAGAGGCTTTAAGTCCTTCTAATTTATTTAAAGAATATTTATAACTAGCTTGTTTATCTTTAATCTTATTTAAAACTGTTGTATCCATATATTATTCCTTTAATAATTTTTCTGCTTTCTCAATAATTTCTTCAGCTCTTTGTTTTAATAGTTTAAACTTTTCATTTGCTTCAGCTAAACTGTTAGTTCCTGTAAGCTTAAATATCTCTTCTTCTAATTCCTCTTTTTCTTTAGTTTTAGTTTCTATATTTGCATCTAGTCTAGCATTTTCTAACCTTATTCTATTTGCCTCTTCTTTAAGCTCATTAAATCTTTTTTGTAATTGTTCACTATTCATGTTTATACCTCCTAAGTATGATTTTCTTTATGATTATCTAATGACTGATTACACATTGGACAGACTTTGAATTCTGATAATTCTTTTTTAATGTCTTCAATTAGTTTTAAATTAGTTTCTTTTTCTTTATTACTTTTAATTATGCTATTAGTAGTAAGTGTTAGATTCGTATGTATATTCATGTAATTATTTATACCAATATTAATTTTAATATAATCACTAACCAATGGTTCTAATTCATTTATTTTATTTTCAATTTTGTCTATTTTAGTTTCTGCTAATTGTTCTTTACTAATAGTTATATAGTTATTTAAGATACTTAACTTCTCAAACTTATTAGCTAAGTCAGTATAAACTTCCATAATTTTTTCAGCTTTAGATAAGTGCTCTGATAAATTGTGTTCTAACTCTTTACTAGCTTCTAATACTTCCATAGATTCATCTATGTTGCGACTAAGTGTATAGTGTCTACTGATATCTGCGTCAAGTTTATTATACATATTTATTAACGCCTCAAATTTAGCAACATCTATGCTGTTAAACTTTTCTAGGTTTCTTAATTCCTCTTCGGTTTCCTCAATATCATTAGTGCGTAAGTCTATGTTTGAGTGTAGTGCATTAACTTCTTTATTATTAACTTTTAGTTGGTCTTCTTTAATTGTTTGGAATGAAGACATTAATTCCTGCTCTTTACTTCTCGATATAAAATCAAATAATTGGTAAGGGGTTTTACCTACTAGAAATGGAAAATCCATTTGCTTCCAGAAGTTTAATCTGATTTTATCATTATTAATTATAATCTCTGGCATGTTTAATAATTCGCCAACCTCATCTAATTGTTTTTGACCAATTTTATTTAATTCAGTTCCATTAAGTTCATAAGAGCTTTTACCAGCTCGCTTAGATTTAACCCAAGTTACTTTGTTATCTAAATCTTCTATCTCCACAGAGCACTCTGTTGCATCGTAATTAATAAAAGAGTTACCACCCTTATTATTGATTGCTGCCTCTATAGCTCTTATAATGCTAGATTTACCGTTATTGCTGTTTCCAACAATAACGGTAATACCTGGTTCGAACTGTAATTCAGCATCTTTAATTGCTTGATAGTTCTTTATCTTAACTTTCATCTAGTTGCCTCCTATTTTCTTATATTACTGTTAGAAACTCAAGTTGTGTTGTCCCCAATTGACCATTTGGAAACTGAATAACTGCTAAAATGGAAGCATTTGCTGCTACAAATTGTAATATTGTCACTTCAACTGAGCGTTTGAGACTAGCTACGGTTATGCTATACCGAGCATTTTCATATACAGGCTCGCTAAATAATGCCTTTAAGTTTTTTAAATTTTTCATTTATAACCTACCTTCTACTTTCTTAGTAAAAACTCGTATAGTGCACGATATCTTTCCATTATTGTAGCTTTACGTTTCTCATTTATGGCTCTCATGTCTAAGTATTCTTCATAGTCTTCGTCAAAATAGTCATCTTCAAAGTCTTCTTCATAGTCTTCGTCAAAATAGTCATCTTCAAAGTCTTCTTCATAGTCTTCTTCATAGTCATCTTCAAAGTCTTCTTCAGGATAGTCTTCTTCAAAATCTTCTTCAGGTGTATCAAAAGTAATAGAATCACTAATGCCAAGCAAGTCCATAAGTTGTTTAGATGCTTTAATAATATCTGATTTGTCGAATTCATTTATTCTCTCTGTAATATTACTAATTAGTGAATCTGTCTGACCACTGTTCTTTGTAATGGTTTCAACTACATCAACCTCAACCTCACTTAAACATTTTTGATAACCTTCATCAAAGCCTTCATTATAACCATCTGACCAAATATCTTGATTTAGTTCATCCCCTACAGACTTCCTAAAACCGGTACGCTTTAATTTAATTACTCTTTTAATAATAAATAGTACTAAGATAATTGCAAGCAATTGTGCAATAATACTTCCAATAATAAACCAATCCTGTGAATAAAGGTGTTTCAAGTTATCTAACATATTTTTACCTCCTTATGTTTTTGTAACTTTATTTGGAGCTGATTTTGGCTCCGTAATTTAAAGCCAAAATGACTTCTTATTATAAATACTTAACATTCTTTTAACAGCGTCAATAGCTCTCGCAGCAGTTCTGTGTGTTGAAACTTGTTGACCATCTAACATAATTATATAGAATGTTTTATCTCCATAGTAGCTAGAAGTAATTACCTCTACCTCACCACGTGGTGTGTTATAAACTTTGTTAAATTCAAAGTTATCAAAGTTTATTATGTCATAATTTCTTAATTCTGAGTTAGTTTTTTCATGTTAACCTCCTTAACTGCTCTACACTTATAATAGTATCAACTATTAACCGTATGATTAAAATTGAGCATTTTTTTAAATTATTTTTTAAACTATTACTCCTACTGTTATAATTTATTAAAGAATATCGATATTATTGTTATTACAAATAATGCCATTGTTCCTAGAACCCAACATACAATTAATGTATTTTCTGTTTTCTTATTTTTCATGAATGTTACTTAGGTTTCCTTCCTGATAATATATCATATACCCTATAAGCATCTGCGACAGTTACGTCAAGTATGTATCCCATGAATCTAGTTACAGTATTATTATCTCTAGACCACTCTACATCGCCATAATATTCATTCTCTTTTTTAACTATTTGTTTAATTTTATTCGCGAAGTATTTTTTAATTTCTAAGTCTGTTTTATCTCTATAAGGATTATCCCAACCACGTTCACTAATAATTAGAACTACCTCGCCGTTTGTCATGTCATGCTTAGCATTTTTCCAATATTTTTCAACTGCTGGTGAGTTTTCCCAAATGCCATCAGACATTTGACCGAATACGCTTTGAAGTATTTCATATTCTAACCCATTAGTTAAACCTGTATTAATTATTCTTTCCATATAAGTACCTCCTATTATTTGTCTTACACATATAATAGTATCATCCTTTAGCCCTATGATTAAAAATGAAGAAAAAGTTAAAACTTTTTAAATTTTAACTTTATTTCCACCACAATAGTTCATCTTTCATAGCCTGTTTATCTAAAGCAGATAAGGTTAGAAGTTCTGTAGGAATTGTACTACCTCCACCAACAACTGCTCTAATTGGCTCCATATTAGACTGAATTCGCATCTTTTTATAGGTATCAATAGTCCCAGCAGTCTCAAGTATATAAATGTTTAACAAGTCAAACTTTGTATCTGTTCTAGCTATACGTCCACATGCTTGAATAAATTCTCTTAGTGGGAAGGGTATCTCATAGAATATTAAATTATTTGCTCTCTGTAGATTCACTGATTCTGTTCCTGCTGAAGTAATTAGAACTAAATCTCTAGGTCCTATATTATCTTCAACTAGTTTCCGCTTATGTTTAGATACACTACCAGATATTTGGTGAATCTTAGGAATATTAAATTTATCTTTTAATTTGTTAAATATAAATTTAACTCTCTCTAATGTTTCTAAATAGGTAAAGTATATTAAAGCTGCTTCATCTCTTTCCAATACTTCTGATACTGTATTTATTAATAGTAATTCTTTTTCTGTTAGTTTATTCTCATCCTTTATGAATTTAAACTCTTTATGTGAGTTAGATACTACTCTTTGTAGGTCGTGTAATCTAGCCCCTGCTGCGCTTTGACTACTACCCTTAGACTTACCTTTATTCTTCTTAGAAGTCTGTTGTGTGCCAGAAAACAAGCCTTGTGCTGCAAATTTATAGTACTCAGCAGCTTTACTAGACATACTTGTTTCTTTATATATAAACTCTATATTATATGTCTTACTTCTGACTATGCTTATCTCTGAAAATATTAATTTTAATTGGTCTAAATTCTTATAACCTATAGCTTCTCTAACCTGCTTAGGCTTAGCTCGACCACCTTTAGTCCTCATCCAAATTGTTTTATTTTCAAAGACTGTAAACTTATTTTGAAATGCATATATATTTTTAAACAGACCTGGTTTAAATAATTCTGTCATATAAAATAATCCATCTAAATCATTTAGTATAGGTGTTGCAGTTAAAGCCCATCTACCTATAAATAAAGGCATAAGTTTAGACATAACAATATACTGTTGGCTCTTAGGGTCTTGCAGGGAGTGTGCCTCATCTACGATTAACCACAAATTTGGGTGTTTTTTCTTTAATTCGAATACCTTTTCTATATAACCATTTCTAGCACCAATAGTATTTTTCTTCTTATCAACCAGTCCACCAGTTAAAGTAGAATAATTAAATATATGAAATCTGGCATTAGGCATAGTTTTAGTTTTAGTAGCAGTATATATATTATATGGAATACCCAATATTTTAGAAAAACAATCTGAGAACGCTTTATCCGCTGAACCTGGTATAACTAATACGAAATGAATATCATCTTCTTTACGTTCTATATATTTATGTACTGCTGCTGTAATTGTAGAATATGTTTTCCCTATACCTGTTTGAGCACAATTAAAGAATACATCATTCTTTAGAAGAGCTTCAACTATATCTACCTGTTCTGGTTCTAAGATGAAGCCCTTTTTATTTTTTAAGTTATAATCTCTACTCAATAGTAGGTCCTTCACCTTTTACTATTTTATATATTGTATTACTAATTTTTTTATATTCATCTGCTAAATTCTTACAGCTTACTAGCTCTTTTAAAGCATCAGTTTTTAAATATATCTTAGTTTCTCTAGGTTCTTTAGGTACACATGTACTACAATGCTTTACAGTAATAAAGTGTTTTGGTATACAACATTCACACTTAATATCATAATAAAAAGTTGTTCTAACTAACGTGTTTTCTTTCCCGCAAACCTCACAACGCCCATATTCACAATCCATTTGTTTCACCTCCACAAATATATTTATTTCTTTATACTTTTTAACCATATTAATACGCTCCATAACTTACATTCGATACCATAAATATTATATTTTCATAAAATTTTAATCTAGAACGAGCAACTGTCATCTCTGAGTCTAATACTTTTATTTGCTCTTCTATTCTATCTAAAGTAGTTTCTAAATGTCTACTTATAACCCTGTCTGTGTTTTCTGATTTTATTTTTAGGAAAACTCCCCTAAAAGTATAATATTTAGATTTAAAGCTAGACAGCTTTTCATAATAAACTTGGTCGTTTCTATAAACAGTTCCCATAGTTTCTTTACTCAATAACTCTTTATATTGTTTAATCTCCTCAGGTTGGTTTAATCTTTTATATTCATGTACTTCTGATATAAATCTTTCTAAAACATTTGTAGCATCTTTGTAGTCTACCATCTAGTGTCACCCACCATTGAATAAGCTTTTGCTGGGTCTGTAAACCACAATTTATTATACAAACTAGTATCTAAACTCATTGTAAAACCTTCATAATTTACTAAAACTGAATAGCTATTTTCTTTAATCATTACACAATGAACTACTACAGGTTCTATCCTTTCAGTTGAAGTGTTTATTATATATACAATTTGACCGGGAAGACTTAATAGTTTATGTAAGTCAAAGTTTAAAATTTCTTCAAAATCTTCTAACTTACCTAGTTTATTGATAACTTCACTAGTCAAGCTCTGCCTGTTTTCTGGTACTACATCAAAATCATAGCCATACATACTAAAGTATCCAATAGTCATGCCAAACCCGTTCTGTATTAATTTCTGGTCGTATTTCTTAGTTAGTCTTTTCATTTGCTATCCTCCTTAATTGGGTAGTATACTGGTTTTAATTCGAGTGTCTCTTCATCCTGCTCAAATGGCCAGACTAGTCCCATGCAATTACCTATATCTAGCTCAGATATAATTGGTACTGGACCGTTAGGCATTTTATGTAACATTAAATCACCCATTCGCTTAACTACTTTTTTAAGCATTTCTGGTTCTTTAGTTACACTCAAGTTAATCTCATCGTGAATCGTGTTCATAAAGAATACATTATCTTTAAACTCCGGGTTATTTAATATTCCGTTATATATTTTTATCAGAGCTAACTTAGTTATCTCTGCGCCGACACTTTGTACAGGAGTATTATAACTTATCCTCTTACCAAAACCTGATAAATTTCCGTAGGGAGTGATATAATTATGTACTCGTCTCTTTCGACCATATAAATTGGTTATCTCTTTTTCTTCTAAGGCAATCATTGCTGACCTATTTAGGAATCTAGCTACACTAGGTAGCTTTTCAAAGAACAGGTCAATATAACTTTGTGCCTCCTCTTGGGATACTTTTAAATCTTCTGCTAGTGATGGTGCACCCATACCATAAATCATACCAAAGTTAATAGCTTTAGCCTTCTTTCTGTAGTCAGAGTTATAGTTCTCCTCACCCCAAATTAGAACAGCAGTAGCTTTATGCGGGTCTCCGCCAGTTAAAAATGCATTTACCCAAGCTTCTTCACCAGACAGATTTGCCATTATTCTTAGTTCCTGCCCTGCAAAGTCTCGTGATACCCAGTAATGGTCCTCCTCAGGTAAGAAAGCCATTCTAAAGTTTAGCTCAGGGCTAGACCCCTCAGCTTCACCAAAAGAGTCTTCTCTTCTATCTAATGTATATTCATAACCCAATACTGTATGTTTAGGGTTAGATTTAGAATCTGCTTTTCTAATATACCACATTCTTGAACCTGGTCTAGGTGGGTTCTGCATATTCATATCTATAAAGAATGATTTCTCATATTTCTTCTTTGCCATGCTTTTTCAAACCTCCATTCAATACTATATTATTTATATAGTATTTGCTAGCTAATTCTATATCTTCTTTTAGTTCTATAGACTTTGTTTTAGTGTATTCTAATACATCTGTAGCAAAGTCTCCCGTATCTTTATACTTATAATACTGTTCAAAGTAGCTAAATGTAACTCCTAACTCTTTGAATCTCCTAGTTGCTTTTTTAATAGTAACGTGACCTGCTTCATCGCTATCTGGAATCATAACTATATTATTAGTTATTGAAGCTAGTAATCCATACATGCTCTTTGGGAATCCGTTGGTTCTAAGGGCTATAACGTTTATCCCTGTATCAATTAACTTTAATGCTCCGTAGTCTGCAATACCCTCTACTACAAATATAGTATCACCATATTTAAAGTTAGGGGTCAGATTTCCGATTCCATATGGTAAATCTTTTAATTTATACGTTAGAGGTGTGGATAACTTATCTATAGGTCTAATAAATATATCTACCATTTTACCATTAACATAGTTTGGAAATAACATAATTTCGCCATGTCTTTCAATATACCTACTTAAATCTAAATCATTTGTTAGTACATCATTTATATCTAAGTATCTACCTTTTAATATATTTAGATAAGCTAAAAATGTGTACTTATTTCTATTAGACATTTCTTCAGTTATATTATGTGCATTATTATATAGACCTACTAAATCCATAATATCCTCCTTAATTGTTTCTTACGTAATCTTTAATCGTTTTCTTAGTCTTATCTGTTACTAAATGTTCTAACTCATCTATAATATGTAATAGATTTTGTTCCTTACTTTTAAAGAATTCTTCTTTGAATAAAGCTTCAAAATCCTTATTTACTTTATCACTAGATAATGCATTTAATATTTCACTCTTAAATACGAGCTCTGTCGGTTTGACTCCAGGTAGTTCTAATTTTTCAACTTCCCTACTGTCTACGTCTAATTTATAAACAGTTATACCCCTATTTAAGTTATAGTCATCTTTAGTTCTCCTAATAAATGAACCAGGTCTTATGAATGTTGTACCTTCATATTCAAGTTCATCATATGGCATATGGTCGTGACCAGCTACAACTAAATCAAACTTTGTATAATCTTTCTTATTAACTGATTCACCTGGTACTGTATTTTCTAAAGCATAGTGTAATGTTAGAATAGAGTATATTTTCTTTGATGTAGCTAGATTTTCAAACTTATCATATGGGTCTGTAAAATTTAATCCAAATAATAGAGTATTACTATCCTCTAAAAATATTCCCCCATCTGTACCTAGTAATTTAACTAAGCCTGACTTAGCTAATAAGCTAAGCGGTGTATTCTTAAAATATTCCATACGGTTATAAGGTGTTTCATGATTCCCTATTGCGGAATACATAGTTACACCAGCTTCTTTATATTCATTAAATACTTCTGCAACTTCATTCAAGTATGATATTGGTGCATCATATTTATCAAAGAAATCTCCAGTACATACAACGTGACCAGCCTTATGTTGTTTAGCTAGTTCTAACAAAGACCTAAGTTTAGTTAAGGTTAATTCTCTGTAGTTATCTAAACGTGAAACTGGTGTCTGACTATCTAAATGTAAGTCACCAATAAATAAAATGTTTTTCATATAATACTCCTTATCTATCATTATCTTATTCCAGTGCTTCCAAAACCTTTATCGCCACGTTCTTTTCCAGTATCAAATGTAAACTCGGCTAAGATGGTTGGAATAATTACTAGTTGAGCTATCTTGTCTCCCTTATTTATTTGTAGGTCAACTTTATTTGCATTATGCATAATTGCATGTATTTCTCCAGTATAGCCTGAATCAATTGGCACAGGTTGTGCTATTAAGTTAAGCTTAGTTGTAACTCCACTTCTAGGTAGAACTAGTGCTACAAAGCCATCTGGAAGCTCTAAACCTATACCTAGAGGAACCTTCCCAACTGTGTGTGCTCTAATGTTCACATCTTTATTTGCAAATACGTCTGCTCCAGCATCATTATAATGTGCTCTACTTGGTGCAGTTCCACCAAAATCTATTAATTTAATTTTCATATATATCTACCTCTCTGTATATAATAGTATCATAACTTGTGTCTATGATTAGTTTTAATAAAAATTAGCTATAAATTATTTTTACAGCTAATATTTACATAAATTAATTTTTACATGTCAACTAGAATATTATTGTATTTGTTCCATGAAATATATATATATATTTAGTCATTTTCTTTTACCCCTTTGTAAAACTTACCAACAAGAGTTACTAAATCGGGAGGTAAATCATAGTCAAATCTTATATTATCTCCGTTTTTCCAAACAGCACTGCCCGAATAAGGATAAATATTATTATTATTATTATTATTATTATTATTATTATTATTATTATTAGGGTTTATAAACATGAACGCTTTTAAATTCGTATAAACAACATCTTGTCCGTAATATTCACTCAACGCTTTACAAACTTCCTCACTTGTAGGTGGGGTTAGCACTTTTTCCAAATCGTTTAGGCATAGTATTTTAATTGCAGTACTATCTACGCCATTATGAAGCAACACAAGTTTACTATGTAGATTCATATTTTTATACCTCTTAAAGTCTTGCTCGCTTAGTGCTTTTTTATATCTATCCATTATTTTATCACTCCCTCATAAAATCTACCTATTAAAGTTATTAGGTGTGGTGGTAATTCATAATTAAATCTTATGTTCCTCCCACTTTTGCAAGCGATGTAGTATATATAGCCCCTTTTCTTGGGCTCATCAAATGAGAACTCTGATAATTTTGAGTTGTAAATAACACTTTTTCTAAACCACTCACTCAACGCTTTACAAACTTCTTCGCTTGTAGGAGGGGTTATTGCTTTTTCTATAAAATCAGACATAAGTTTCAAAGACCACTCATTTTTATCAGCAAATTTTTTAATTTCTCCAATAGCCCATTCTTCATATTTGTCTACAATATTCTTAGAGTTCTTTATCAACACTTCTAATTCTTTATTCATTCCCAAGTACGTCCTCTACATATTGTTCAAAAACATCATCATTAGTTAGTAAGTCAATAACTAAATCATAAGCCCAGTAAGCATCACCTTTTGCATACTCTTTTAACTTGTATAAAATTTCAGTAATCTTATTATATCTTTCTTCTAGTGTCATTCTTTTTCACCTTCTTTTTCTTTTTCTTGCGGAAGTTCTTTACAAAAATTTTTAACAACTGTAACAACATCGTCATAACTATACTTGTCAATAAGCATTTGACATCTTCCTACATTAAATTCTTCACTAAATAATTCTAAAAATTTTCCATCTGTAACCAAACTTAAATATGTATCTTTATTGTAATGTTGAATAAAATAATAGTATAAATCTAGTTCTTTTTCAACATCATCTTTCATAATTTTATATTTAATTTTTTCAAGTTCCAATTTTAATCTTTCATTCTCTTGTTTTAAAAACTCAGTTTCACTCATAGAAGCAATTGTGCCTCTAGGCATACAGTCATCAATACCTTTTATATGTAGTCTATCAGCAGTATCATCATCTATTCCGCGAATACCTAATAAATCTTTTGTCATTTTACCTCCACAATTAAATAATTTACATTATAATAAAAATTAACAACTTTTAATTTTCTATGCTTTTTATATCTTTTCAAAAGTTTGTAATCGTTAGACCAATCACTATCAATTATTTCATTATTTCTTTTTGTCAAAACAATGTATTCATCTTCTTTGAGTAATTTCAATAATTTTATTAATCTCATACATCTACCTCAGAATAATCATTCAAAAATTTAATTAAATCGTCTCTAAAATAATGAGGTGTCCATATTATATCACCAGTTCCGTAACTTTCGTTATTCTCTAATCTAAACATCAGTTCTTTTTTAGTAACTTCTTCTAATTCAAATTGACCTTCTAATCCATGACAGCTACAATGACTACTATGACTACCATATACTTCATAAAGCTTATTTGTATTTTTATCTCGTAGTAATAAAAATGCACTTCCTTGATAATATTCATTAGTATAATCCCAAATAATAACATCAAAATTCTCTAACGTTTCTTTAGGAATTTTAAACACATTAATAATTTCTTGTTTAATTTCATTCATTTTACTTACCGCTAATCTTCGACCACATTCAGGGCAGTATTTAAAATATAAACAATCATCGTATGTTTCCCCTCCTAAGTATTTATTACAACTAGGGCATATATAATCACATTCGCCATGTTTTTCATATTCACTTTTATCCTTAATAAGTTTTTCTGGTGTTTCTCTATTTTTAAAATCGACCAATACTTCTTTCAAGAAGTCATAACCCTTTGTATATTTAATTGGTCTTGTGTGTGTAGATAAATATAACTCACCTAAATCATTTAAATCTCTTAATGCTCTTTCTATTTTGTCTAATCTTTCTTTTGCTGTCATTCTAACCACCCTTTTTCTTTCATATATTGGATAATTGCTTTTTGTGTTTCTACACCCATAATCATTTTAATAAAACCATTATTAGGTATAACTTCATATTGTTCATCTTCATTTAAAAATATTATAGTTTCAAATTCACTCACAAAATGTGTTTCTTTTCCTGCAAAACCAATTTCATACATATCATAGCCTAGTGCTTCAAACATCTCTTTTGCTGTCATAATCATAACTCCTCACTTATTTTCTTCTCATATTTATAATAATTCTTACTCACTCTATCAAGATACTTTTTCAACTTCAATAAATACTCTACTCTACCCCTATCATAGTAAGAATTACTTTCATTCGCATCTTTTACACATTCTAAAACATTATTAACATCGTAGTCATATATAGCATTAATACCTCTACCAGACAAAGCATCATTAATTAAATTTTTTATCTTTAATTCATAATTTATCTTAGCCAATTTCTTCTTTAAAATAACACCATTGCGACTATTATGATAATTCCAAAAGCATACATATCTAAAAATATCTTCTTTATCATAATATCTTGCTTCTTCTTCTCTGACCACAATACAATCTTCTAAATTAACCAACAAATCAAATGCCTCAATGCTACTCTCTGTAATTAGTACTCTAGCAGAGTAATAATAGTCAAAAGGCATATTAGCATAATACGAATTAGGATAATGCGAATTATTATTAGCTTCTCCAAGAGATTTTAAAAATTCTACCATTTTGTCATAATCCTTTTGATATTCATAAGGCATCTCAAATTGATATGTGTCTACCATATAAATATTGTCAGAACCATCTTCTTTAACAACCCTTACAGGAAACCAATAACCTTGCTTTTGGTCATTAAGAGATTCGTAGTATCTTGGCAAATACTTTTCTAAATTACTATTATGTTTATAAATACCGCCGAAAACAATTTTCTTTATCATAGTCCTACACTTCCTCCTTTTTCCATACACAAATATAATCATCGCCAATAAGTTTATAAATTGTCACAATTCTATTTTTAGGTAAAATCTTTGTTTCTAATAAAACCCAATTATTCCTTATATCTTCAACTTCTTCAACCTCTCCAACTATTAAAACACCATTGTAATCTTCATATCTAACTAAATCATTCTCTCTTATAAAATCAGTTGCATCATCACTTGTTGCTATGATTTTTCCGAAATCTTTATTCCCTATAAGTAAGGGTTTTCCTAGGTAAGCAATTCTATCAATTTTATGGTCTGCCTCTACTTTTAAATCAACAATTCTATTATTATCTAACAACACATATCTTTTTAGTTTCATATTCTATCTCCATTAGTGAAATTACCATAAATGATATTATCTTCTAATTCAACGCTATCGCTTTCCAAATAGCCCATACTTTTACTATTGCTAAAACTAATTTGTATAACTACTTTTTGTTCTTTATCTTCATATTCGTTTAACAAGTCAATTAATTCTCTTATTGTCATTTACTTCCTCCATTGTAACAGTAGTTGTTGTTTTTTCAACTGTTACCTCATTAAGAGCAACATAATCATATTCAGTATCATCTTGTTCAGTCAAATATTTATAATCATTTCTTGCTGAGTCAAAATCATCATATCGGTCAATAGTTTTCATAAGTCTTCCTTTCTCTCTATATACAAGCTCATAAAATCTCTTACTTCTTACATGCCTCATTAGGTCATTTTTCATAAATAACTGCTCCTTCAAAAATTACAAAATCTAAATGAACCATCAACAATAAATATCTAGTTTCTGTTTGTAGGTCTTTTAGAATCAAATGGTCTTTACCTACTGCTAATATATAGCCTTTAAATATTTTTGACCCCCATTGACTACCTTCAAAAGTCATATAAACTGTTGCAACTTCTCCAATATTTAATCTTAAAATGTCTTCTATCTTATTCATTCTCTATCACCCCTTTGTAGAATCTACTTAAATAATCTTTAATCTTTTCCATTTTTTACCTCATACTAAATATATCAATAGCACCAAATAATGTATTAATTGGTCTATAAATAAGTTTATTTTCTTTTTACATTTAAAATAATCAACTATTATATGAATTATAAATACAACTGCTAATTGCCAGGTTAAACCAAAGAATAGGAATAATGGTAAGCAATATAAAGCACAATGAACAAACAATATATAAAAGTCAGTTGATTTATTTTTTGCTAAATAGTCACTTTGTAAAAAGTAATCTCCAATTAAATGGCTGAACATAAGTTTTACTAATATACTAATCATTTACAAACTCCTCTAAAGTATTGGCTAGTTTATAAATTTCATGTTCCAGCGAATCCCAATCGTCTATAGTTAATTCATACATGTCAAGCGATTCTAATAAACCTCGTTTTGAAAATTCATTTTCAATTATTTTCCATAAATACAATAATTTTTCTTTATTCATCTTTTAATTTCCCAATCTTTGCCCACAATATTTACAGTATACAGCTGTGACATCATCTTTGTCATAACCTACTAAAGGCATATAACACGCTGGGCAGTTATTATAGTTTGTATTTTTTAATACTTTTTTTGGTGTTTCTTTCTCGCTTTCTTCAACTAACTCAACATTTTTTTCTTTAGTACGCCAACTTTCCCCACGAAAAGGGTTTTGTAATTCTTTAACTACTAAACACGTTTCAAATACTCCCATAACTCTTGCTAGTTTACCCTTTG